GATAGCCTAGTTTCGCCGGAATCTCGCCGGCTCTTCAGGCAGTTTAACGTGATAGGGCGCCACACTGGTATTTGTCGCTTGCCCACAGCATCGCGTCAAAGTAACGCTGGTCACGGCGAGAGCGGACTACAGCGGAGTTCCCGCGCCATTCTTGCCGGCCTTTCGATATGATCGTTCTGCAGGTGTCCGTGTCTTCCGCCGTAAGCGATGCGTAAACGGCGTATCCTGTGCTCACGACGTTCAAGCCGATAATGCGGCTGCCTTGCACGTCCACAGGTACCCATTCCCCGACCGAGCCATTCCAGCCGCGCCACTCCCACGTAATGCCAGCGAACCGTTGACGCAGTTTAGTCGACTTGTTGAGAGGTGCGATTGTCTTTTGAGTGTTCATTGTCTTGTTCTCCGCTCTCCTGTTTGGCGGCCCGTCTGGCCGGCCACCTTGGCAAGTTAGAAGCGCTTGCGCCCCAGTCTATAAGTGTTTCCGGCTTTATCAGCGTCTCTAACTGGGAGCTATCCGCTGTGCCCATCGTCCCGTCTTGCCTGCGACTTCTTAACCTTATCACTATTCCTTTCTCTGTCAACATCTAAGATTCTATTTAGCCTGTGTAAAAGTGGACAAACCTGTGGATAAGTGCCTTTTGATCAATAAAGACGCGGTCAAACAATTTTGCGCGCGCCTTTCCTTTCGTTCGTCTCTGCGCGGCGGGCGCGTCCATTTAGGCTACACTCCAGCGAGACGGGCGGGCGGGCAGGTAAGTGTGTCTAGCTAGACAGGGATTCTCCTAGTTAGACAGGGTGGTAAGGGTGGTCTAGTGTCTATCTGGACAGATAGGTGCTCGCCTAGTCCGCCGCGGGCGTGAGGATGCGCGCAAAGGTACTGGGAGGTGGTACAACTCGTTTGTCCGAGCCTCCGGCCGCGCCAGGAAGGGTACGGGTCGATGCTTATACTATGAGAGCGTGTAAAATATTCTGAAAAAATCAAGGTTGCAAATTAACTAAATCATGATATACTTTTTTTGTGCGCGGTAGGCCCTTGAGCCAAAATCGCGTGTCTTTGAGTCCAAAGGGGGAACGGCTTGTAGGGATAACAGGAGGTCCACGGTTCAAATCCGTAGTTTGGGGAAACCCTTACTAGCTCAGCATGGTAGAGCGCCTGCCTTATTAGCCAATCCGACGTGAAAGCGTTCTGTGGCATGGCCAGCCACGAAGACACAGGAGAGCATGTTCTCCTAGATTCCGGTGAAAATCCGGCCCGCGCACAAGAAGGAGTTCCGCATGGATTCGTTATCAATTCCCGATTCGCCATCCCCTGACATGCTCGCAATTCTTCGCCTTTACCTTGAGAAGTACGATACTCTGGCCGAGGAGGACAAGCGTCTGTACCGGGGAATCGTGGCTGCACTGGCTCATCCTCCAGTGGTTCTGACGGCAGGTGATGGTCTGGAGTTTTTTCTGTATCCTCCGAATGTGGCAAGCATCAACGACAAAGAGACTGGCAGTGATCGTAAGGCCGCGGCGGTGCCGACAGTCGATTCGCAGTCGTCGGTGGACTATGAAGCGCAAGTTAAGAGCGTGTACCCTGGGGAAATGGTCAGGCTTGCATCATGATGCAGCAAGGGGATATTCCCTTTGTTCTTGGGGACACGATCAGTACAGGAACCACGGAGCAGCGCCGGGTGGCCGCGTGGAAGAGCGCGGCGGAGTGGGTGGCGACGAGGAAGGTCGCAAAATGAAACTGTTTCGCAAGCTGATCTGCCGGCTCTTTGGCCACACGTCTGCCAAGATTCCTGCTGTTTTCTTTTTTTCCTGGGATGGACTTTATGAGGTTGGCACCTTGCATTGCTCGCGGTGCGGGAAGATGCTGGGCGAGTACAAACGCGGCCTGACGGAGGCTTTATGAAGCTCAAATCCGCATTCAACAAACTGGTCTTTGCTTGGGAGAGGCTGACAGTTAATCCCCGAATTCGGTTCACTTGGGGAGGCGGTCCAGGTCAAAGTTACACGGTCAATATCAGGTTCGAGTCTCTTTTTTCTGTCGTCTACGAGACAGTCTTCCGTGGCATTCGATCCTGCTACGAGGCCCAGCAGATTGCGCAGGGCGCGAACCTGGCGCTGAAGCGGTGGGCGCCGAGGCTTTTGCATAAGGACGCAGATCTGCCGGGCATGGGATTTCAGTATCTGCCATCGAGGGATCAACAGAAGTGATCCATTTTCACGAGCGCATTTGTCCCCTCTGCGGGCTTCTCTTCCCCTCACATGACGCTTGGCGGAGTCACTGGGCGAAGGCGCATGAGTGGGCGCGGGAGGAATCCGCATAATGGATAACGAGGCATATTGGCTGATCTGCGATGAGTTGAATCACATTCGGAAAGCCAGAACCGATGTGTTGTACGAGGCCGGTCTGCAGCGCGCGTTGGACCTGCTGAGGGAGCACGGCCGCCAGGATGCTGGCTACAAGAACGGCTGCCCTATTCTGGATGAGGAAGGAAAACGGGGATGAGCAAGGGATTGCCGTGGCATAGGTTGGAGACTATCAAGCTGTTGTCTTGGTATCGATTTGTCAGACCGAATCTTCCGGCCAATGCGCCGGTCAACGTGTCCGTGGAGGCTTGGCTGGCGGTTCTAGTCCACGGGTGGAACAGAACTCTATCCGAGAAGATATGGTGCCAGCTATGAAGATCATCGGTGGCCCCGGTGGGGGATATTTGACCACTCCGGTGTTGGATCATTTCAGGGAGAAAGGAATTGGGATGAGCGAGCAGACGAAGGTTGTAGTACCGGAAGGGATGCTGGCCGCGGTATTGGAGGCGGACCCTTGCGTAGCGGGGCATGAGGGCGTCGCCAGGCATCATATCGAAGTCGCGCTTCTCTGGCAGAAGGAGCATCCGCGAGTTCCAATGCAAGAACAGTACGATGAGTTGCATAAGAAGTGGCATTACGATGAGCTAACCCGCGAATCTCCGGCGATTGAGTTCCAAAGAATATGCCACGCTTGGATACGTAGGATGTACGACGTGCCTGTGCCCTCGTATGAGTTTGGCATCTGTTCAATCTGTGGGGCCGACGGCAAGCGGCGGGATACGACTCTGGCGCACTTTGGTCCGAGCGGACAGGTGATGCCTGGGCACAGAGTGCCGGAGACGGAGGTTTCGACAGCCTCAAAGCCGAAGGAAGTGGATGATAGGCTTTGTCCCGTATGCGGGATAGACCGGACAAAAATGAGGACGACGTGGGCTCATTCGTTCGTAAATGGGAAATTGGGTTGCGGCCACAAGGAGCCGCCCACAGTAGAGCCTTCTCGTTCTGAGGTCGAGATTTTCGCCCCTGTCCCTATGTTTTGCGCCATTCTTGAGCGGCCGGCTACGGCAGCCGACGAGCCAATTTCTGAGCGCGAGAAGCAGCAGGGGATTCGGGAGAACGTGACCTGCGTTCGAGCGGAGGACTATTCCCGGCTGCTGAAGGCCTACCGAGAGTTGGTAAAGAAGACAGCGCCAACTGTTGACAACAATCAGTAATTGTGCTAAGTTTGAAGAATGAGTAGTAAACTTGTTTCTCTTCTTCATTCTCGTGAGGCTCTTCCGCTTGCAGAGTTTTGCTCCCAGCTTCGGGTCATCTTGCTGGCCGATCCTGGTATCACTCTTGCTGCGGTTGCTCAATCCCTTGGTGTCACCAGGCAGCGTGTTGCCTCGCTCGTTGGTCCTCTTGGACGGCCAAATTGCTGCCCCTCTGGCCCTCGGCCCGCGCCGAAGCGAGATCGCGCCGCCGAGAAGATGGTGGATTTGCGCGCCAGGGTTGCAGCGGGTGAGTCTGCTGAATCTGTCGCCCGCGCCCTTGGTCTCAGTTTGTCAATGGCGATGCAGTTGGGCTTTCGGGCCAAGGATGTTCGCCCCGCTCACGGAACAAAGGTGAGATGGCAGATGGGGTGCAATTGCTGGCGCTGCCGGCGCGTGGCCGGGGTGGCCGTGCCGCGGGCCAGGAAGGTGAGCGCGAAACAGAGGGCCACGGCTCTTGATTGGCTTGCCTGGGTGGACCCGGACGATGGGCGGCGACTGAGCCAGACGGAGATTGGCAAGATGGTCGGCATAGGCCAGATGGTGGTGAGCAGGATCTTGCGAGCGGCGGAGGTAGGGGCTTGAGGATCGAGTTTTCTCTTATCGGTGATGGAACTAACGCTCGGGTTGAGCTGATTGAAGAATTGAGCCCAGGCTGTGAGTCAACTGTGGATCGTGTCTATTCGGAGGATCACCAGGGCTTCATTCATTTTGGTGAGGACTTGTTTGGCGTTCCCGTCAGCGCTCGCCAGTTGTTTGAATGGGTGGAGGATAGCTGGGCTCCTCCGGTGATCGGGGGCAAGTATGGGTATTTGCATCCCTACTGGCATGAGCGTGAAGAGGCGAGGAAGCGTCGGTGCGCCGGTATTGGGAGGAAAGGAAGGAGAGGCCATGCTGAAAATTAAGTTAGGCCGTAAGACGGTTGTCCTTGGGTCTACGCTGCAATACTTCCGCGGCTGGTATTTGAAACGTGGTCCATTCAGGACGTGGAGGTTGTATCTTGGCCGAGTGTCTGTAGGAGTGGAGCTATCCAGATGGTTGTAGACTTTTTCTGAACTTTTCTCTTGCAAAGATTGCAACCAATTGATATGATCCTTTTCGTGATGACTTTGCCCTCCCCCAATACCGCTGCGGCTTCCCCCGCGGGCTTTCGGCTTGATCCCAGTCCGAGTAAAGTATTTTCCTGGCTGGAGTGGTCCCCCGATGCTTCAGCTTTGTTCGATGAAGTTACGGGTCGCGCTCTCCGTCCTGCCGCTCCCCTGCTCCATGTGCGCTACAGAACGACCGGAGCAGAGTGGGAGTTCTGGCCCGTGAGTGAGGACGAGGCTCGCCGCGTGATGCAACCGGACCGCGAGTACAACTTCTCGATCGGCAGCGCCTTTGCCGATCTCATCAAGGGGCAGAAGTCCAGCAGGCAGGTCAAGTCCGGTGAGAGGCAGGAGACCCGGAAGCAGCGGGCAGAGATTGAGCAGCGCGCGGGCCGGCGGTGGCTGGCATGAGTGATCTCGCCACGTATGCTCATGAACTTTCTGGCTTGACTTCGGCTGAGCGCCAGGAGATTCTCCGCCGGTTGAAGCATGGCCCGGTGCTGGGTCGCGAAGCGTTGGCCAAGTATGCGAACAAGTCGTGCCGGGAAATTTTGCAGAAAAGGGAAGCAGGCAGATAAATGAGCGAAACCAAGTTTTTGCTATCGACGAAGTTGAGGCGGATGTTCGTAATCCAGATCAAGAGGAATGGCCGCTGGCAGTCGAAGCCAGCGTTCTGGACTCGCGGCAGCAAGCCCGTGTCGGCGCGTGCGGCGAAGCTGGCGTTATCCCAGGCGCGAGAGAGTTTTCCAGAGGAAGAGTTCAGGGTTAAGGAAGTCTTTCCAGGAAAGGCTAAGAAATAATGCCCAGGCCTAGATTACCTCGTGCTCAGTGGGACCAGGACTCGATCCGTGTTGAGGTCAAGTCGTCCGGTCTGACGGATGAGCCTGAGAATCAGAAAGTTTTTTCCGCTTGCCACAGTGAGCTGAACGAGGTCAAGCTGCGTCTTATGCTTGGCTGTTATGGCCCAGGCACGGAGACAAAGCCCAAGGCTCGATATTTTTGGCTGCTTGGAGAGTCCGCTACGATACATTGCAAAGATCCCGATACCGCCGGCTGGTTCCGCGAGCAGTTGATTCTTTGGCTGAAGTCTCTTGATGGTGTGCGGCTTGAGGCGGTGGATGAGCCGGTAGGAAAGGAGGTTCCTCATGTTTGATCCCTTGATCTCTCCTCAGCGTCAAGTTCAACGTGTTGGGGATTTCTTTGAGCAGAGGAAAGCCTTCCGTCTTGCTGCCTTGATCTCTCTGCGCAAGCGCGAGGGTTTGCCCTCCCCTGTCTCCGCTGACGGCTCGCCCCTTGAAACCCGTATGGATGACCAAGGCAACGTGGCGTACTATGACGCCGCTGGGAAGAAGGTTGACCGAGTTCTCTTTGCCGGGGCCGGGCGTGATGGCAAGCCCGGCGCGATGGCGGTCGGAACGCGCAAGGGAAGTTCTCTTGCTGAGGCTGACGCCGCTTGGGGTTCTCCATATTCAGGTTTCAGGATTCTGGAAGTCGCTGAGGACGGCCGGAAGCTGGCGGACGAGATGGCCGATCTGAATCGGGATGCAGCGAGCATGGCTGGAGCCATAAAGGTCAGCTATGGCGCGGTCAGCGAGCAGGCGCCGGATCTGGTGTTGAACGGGACCAGCGACGAGGAAGTGGATGCCCGGTTGCAAGAGTATCTGGGGAGGAAGTCATGACCTTACGGAATTTTATTTACGAAGCGCTGAAGCGCGGAGCTCAGATTTTGGTTCTGCTCAAGACCGCGATGGAGTGTGGAGACTACGGGAAGACGGTTTATGGTGGTCCTGCTCCGGTGGATTGGCGCAAGCGTGAGAAGCTTCCTGCACATGACAATTGGCCTAAGCGTCCTGACGGGACGATTGATTTGGTTGTTGGAGATCAGCGTAGTGGTCGGGTACGGCCAGTAAAGGCAGATACTTTTCCGGTAATTGGCGGGGCTTTGCCTTTGGTAGAAGACGCCGTCAAAGTAGAAAAGGAAGATCCAGGACGAGGGCCGCAATGAGCGCAAATCTAGCCAACCTTGATAAATCCCGCCCGGATTTGGCCCATCCGTTTCATTGGCGTCCCGGTGAGGAAAATCGATGCAGCCATTTTCACACATGGCTTGGCGGACAGGTCATGTGTGGCTTGCCGGAGAATAGTCCGATCCATCGTAATGGGCCCCATCTGTTGGCGGCCAAGGATGGAGAGAAAGCTTACTGCTCTGGGCTGCCAGAAACCTGCGAGTACTGTGCACGGGCTGAGGCCGACGGTGGCGGCGCGATCAGTTGGGTGGAGCGCAATCTTCAAGTGCCTGAGCGCCGCGGGCCAAGAAAGCGTTTGGCAGACATGACTGGTGCAGAGTTCGGCGAAGCGCTATCGGATATGGCTAAGGCTGTGGAAGGATCGAGGCAAGCATGAGCGCACCAGTTCCTCTTCCTCTAACTTGGCGAATTTCGACTACGGTTCATTGCCCATCATGTGGACAGGATTGGAGATTTTTTCCTGAGCAGAATGGCCGGTTTATTCGTGACGCCTACTGCCCTAATCCTGATTGCCCCCAGCATGGCCACGTGTATACGCTGGAAGAAAGTCTGTCCTGCACACAGATTGTGAAGGTGGTCAAATGAGCAACGAAATAGAATCCGTAAAGTCACCCCTTTCGCTGCAAGTTTATGATCGCCCAAGTCGCCGCTGGTTATTTGTTTTGGGGAGTGACTCTCGTCGGTCTATTGCCAGGCTCGGCGAGAGATATCCAGGAATGAAGTTTCGAGACGCAAAGCTTTCTCGCTCGCTTGATCAGGTTCTGAAGTCTGGCTACTGGGTAAGTTTGGTCCCCCATATAACGCCTTACGCTCACATACGCAAGGCCTTGGGCAACGATCAAGCGAAGAAATTGTTGGATGTTCTGGCTGGGGCGCAGTTGCCTAGATCCGTAGCCGAGGTGTTTCTGGCGTTGGTCAGTTACGTCGATGATCTGGAATCTGAAGTGAAAGATTTGCGGGATCATGAAAGGCATGATTAGTATGAGTAGCGAAATAGAATCTGTAAAGCCAGCCCTTTCAGTTGTTCTTGATGACGGGGACTTCATCATCAACTCGACTGGGTCGGTCGGTAAGGCCATGGCTCAGGCCGTGCTCCCTCTCGCTGCTTCCGCGCGTAAAGTGACGATCATCACTGACGGCGAGATGAAGGTGATGAAGCGTAGCGGGAGCGAGGCGGTTGTTGAGGGAGGCCACGGGCAAGCGGCAATGGCGCAGCAGGGGCCGGTGACGGTTAACTCTGTTGCCCAGCGGGCTGCCTCACAAGCCTCGTCCGTGGCCTCCCTCAGCAACTCCGAGTCTGATGTTCAGGAGCAATTTGCAGCCGATCTTGAAGCTGGCAGGACTGGTGAGGCTGCGACAGGTGAGTCTTCCACACCCACTCCTGGCCCGAATGATCCTGTTGAGATTCCATCCAGGCGTAAGCCCCGCCACCAGATTTTTCAGGATGCCGCCGCGCCGCCGGCGCCGGAGCTGGCTGAAGCTGAGATGGCCCGGTTGGTCGAGGAATCCGCTCAGGCCGAGAGGGATGCGGAGAAGGTGGCAGAGGATCAGCGCTTTCAGCGCCAGCAGGCTGTGCAGGCCGGGGCCGATGAGTCCGAACAGGCTGAGCCTGCTGCGGCCAAGCCGCGCAAGCGCGCGCCGCGGCAGCTTGCCGTTACCGGCAGAGCCTGTGGTCGCTGCGGCGGCGCGGGTCAGATTGTTGGTGAGAGCGGGTTCCAGGGAGCTTGCCCGGTTTGTCACGGTGACGGGCAGGTTCAAACGTTTGCCCGTAGCCCGAAGTTTCGGTAAAGGAGCATCAAATGAAAAAGTTTTTGTGTTTTCTGTTTGGGCACGATTTTGTACGGACGGACTGGCGTCCGTATTTCGATGTGAAGATGAAGGCATTTGGGAAGCCGCCTGAATATTATTTTAAGTGCAAGCGCTGTTCCTCACTTGAAGTCAGGCCTTTACGATGATCGGACTTGACTGGACAAATTACGCTTACCACCCCGCGCCGCGTTCCCTCTTGTGCCAGTTTCGTCGTCAGGACGGAGATTATCTTTGGCAATTCGTGGGTTACGCTAAAGATTTTTTGTCTGTGTTTAACGTCGCCGGGCAGGTTCAGGCGTTCGCCCGCAGTCCGAAGTTTCGGTAAGGGAGATAAGAGATGAAACTGGGAGAATTGCGAGTTCGTACTCAGAAGTGTAGCTTGTGCGATTGGACCATGCCTTCGTGGCTCGAGACTCCTGAGGAAATAAAGGCTGCGTTTATAGGGCATCGGACTAGCGTTGCTGATTGTGCTCAGGCTAAGCTGATTTCTATTGAGGGAGCGGAGAGCGTGCTTCTCAAAAGCGTTGCTGCGAGACTACAATCGGTTTGCAGCGAGCATGGAATGCCGCTGACTGTGACAGCCGCGGAGCCTAGCCTGATCCAGACTCCTGATTCTAAATGCGGGCACACTTAGGCTTGTGGAGAGGGTTTACGATGATCGGAATTGACTGGACAAATTACGTTTACCGCCCTGCGCCACGCTCTCTTCTATGCGTGTTTCGTCATCCAGCGTGGGATCGCACCGTAGTTTGCTACGCGCGGAACTTCTTTCCTGACTGTAACGTCGTCGGTCTTGAATGGAAGCTGACCGGGATTGCTCGGATGGAGCTGGATCAGATGCCAGAGGAAGCTCAGGCTCAGGTGATGGCGCTGGTTCCGGGAAGCTGTATGTTGGTAAATTCCGGAGCTATGCTTGGGTATTTGTCTTTGTTGGCCCAGGCTCATCCGGCGGAATCTGGTTTGGGATCGTTGGCCCAGGCTCATCCGGCGGAATCTGGTTTGGGATCGTTGGCCCAGGCTCATCCGGCGGAATCTGGTTTGGGATCGTTGGCCCAGGCTCATCCGGCGGAATCTGGTTTGGGATCGTTGGTTCAGTCCGTGTCAGCGGCATTTGGTCTGGGTCACAATGCTGGCGTGTTAGGATAAATTGCGAACGAATTAGTGGAGGCATCACCCCCCGAATGTCTACTATCTCTGAATCCGCCCTTCCCCTCTGCGATAATCCGCAGCATCCGGCGGGGTTCCCTCGCCGGATGATTTATCTTCAGACCAAGGATCACGCGCATGTGTTTGGTTGTCAGGCTTGCCGGGATGTGAACCACAAACTTTCCGTGCGGGTAATGACCGATCAGTTTTACAAGCGCGAGGTTCATCGTGCGTTGGCGGCCTCGGGTGGCCTGCTGAATGCGCCGCCGCCGATCCGTCAGCCGCACTTTGCCCCCCGGCAACCGGACACGATCGGTTGGGACGCGGCCGCGCGCCGCTCTCGCGACGGCAAGTACGAGCTGGTGCGGTACGAGCATCTAGCTGACGGTGATCTTCACATCCAAATGGCAGTTGGCGGCAAACTTTGCCCACAGATGGACGATCACATCGCTAGCCGGGAAGAGTTCAGGACCGAGGAAGCGTACTGGACTCGGGTGGCGCACGGGAGCGAGTTGATGCTGCATTTGTATGGCGACCCGCGCGCGCCGCTTAGTCCAGAAGAAAGCCAACAAAGGGAAACGGAAGCGTATTAGTGATGGCAATTCTGCCTTAACCAGAAAAGGAGGTTTGAGCATGATCGACATAGGCAATCGTTGGAAGTTCACATACGATATGCTCGATAGTAAGGGCGAGTACGTCGCACAGGTTTTGGACATGCCGTCCTCGTATATAGATCAGGACATGCTGGAGAAGGGATTGATTGTCGTTTTAAATAAGGCGGTATTTGAGGGTGAGGGCAATAGCAGCGTCATTATCAAAGAGCCGTTGGTGCAGGCGATCATTCCCATCAAAGGGCTGGTATCCGCGGTGAAGGAAGAGCGCGTAGCCAAGTAGTGTGAGACTTGTTTGGTAGATAGCTCGCCGCTGTTGCCAGAGGAATCTGCTCAGCGTGAGCAGGAGGCGTATTAGCATGATCCAAATCAAGAAGAGTCCGACAGCGGATACTCGAACTTGCGACTTCTCGAAGGTGAGTAAAGAGACGTTAACCACAAGCAGTGAGCATCACATCTCTGACGTCGAAAGCGCGATGATGCTGTTTGCCCAGATGCTCGGTTCTGCGGCTTCTACTCATGATTTCGATAAGATCAGTGACATTGATGGGTTCCACGCTGATTTTCTCACAGGCTTTAAGGAGCACTCTTGGTGGGATAAGCATCGTAAGATCAATCGTCATCACCTCATTGAGGAGGATGGCGTTCCTACTGATGTAAACTTGATCGACGTATTGGAGATGATCGCCGATTGCGTTATGGCTGGTATGGCGCGTTCAGGCTCTGTTTATCCGCTCAACATCAAGCCTGAAGTTCTTCAGAAGGCGTTTGAAAACACGGTTGAGCTACTCAAAAATCAAGTGAAAGTTATCGAGTAAACGGAGTTAGTAGAGTCGTGTCAGTTTGTTAGTAGTCTAGTCAGTCATCAATCACCGAAAGGAAACTCAATGTCTCGTCTTGCAGCAGTTCACACCGGCCAGCCCACGCAGGGAATAGGCGCCAGTCCAGCGCACGCAGTCAAGCCCGTCCCCACCCGTCAGTACGCCTCTCCCCTTGAGGCTCAGCGCGTCGAGGCGGACGTGGCAGAGGCTTTGGTCGCCGATCTTGAAGCCATGAACCACAACGACCCGGCTTCCGATGCTAATCAAGGCCATGGTAGCCCTGCCTCTGCGAAGGTCAACCCTCGTGACCCATACTCCGCCACGCGCGCCGCGACGACTGCCGCGTGGCTGTCTCTCTCGGCCACGGAGCTGGAAGTCAGGAAGTATTTTCGCTCGATTTCGGTCCAGAGCGGGCTGGAGGAACTGGCCAAGATGCGCCATCAGTGCGATCTGGCGGCCGAGACTTTGCAGGGCAGAATAGACGATGGGAGCCAGGAGAGGTGTTCCGGTTGCGGAAAGACTCTGGAAGAGGCCCACAAGAGTCAGTTCTTGATGATGGGAAGCGAGGTCGATTCTGAGACTGGGGTGCCTATGCCTTATCGCTACTGTGGCCCGCAGTGCATTCGCAAGCGCAACCGCGACAAGATGCTTCCCCCTGAGGAGCGTAACAAATTGCGGTTTGACGGGCAGGAGCAGGGGGATATTCTGTGAGCAAAACGCCGCGTCTTCCTTATGAGAGATGGGGAAAGGTTAGCCCGGGAGAAGTTGCCGGTATTGTTCTTGACGGCGGTCCAGTGTTTATGACTTATGGGAAAGATACTGTGGCCGTGCTGATTTCACACGCCAAGTGGAAGCATATGAATCACCGTTTGCCCACCGTAGATCCTGACAAGGCGCTTCACTTTTATGTTGATGGACAAGCCTATGTGGTCATTCCTTGTGAGGCGCGCATAGGAAGCGTGCTCAGGCCGAAGCCTTCAACTGGGCTGGAAATTATAACTCGGAAACGGAGTAAGCGTAATGTCTGAATCTGATCGATTTGCCAAGATGCAGTCCCGCGTTGCCAAGCTGTCCCTCCAGCCCAATGACTTGCTGATCGTTCGCGATGAGCGGGACATGGATACCTTTCTCCAGATGACCAACCAGGGTGTGGGCTTCACGCCTTACGCTAATCCGGTTCTGCTTGTTCGGGGCGGGCTGGAGAAAGCCACGAGGCAAGATCTGATTGAGGCGTTAAGTGTGATCGATCAGGCTGCGGCGGAGCGGGCGAAGGTGACGGACTCGGTCAGCCGGATCATCACTGATTTGAATGCGCCAGCACTGAAAAGGGTGCAGTGAAAACTCTGGAACAAGCAGTCGAGAATGGCAAGTTGCTTGGTAAGCTAGCGCTTTACTTTGGCTGTTGGGATCAACCAGGACACTACTTGCACGGCATTGACGGGAGAACAATCTGGCAGGATCACCACAGGCCTGTTGACCTTCCTTGGGATGAGACGGCCATGGATGGACTTTTGCTTGCGAACGGCAAGGTTCCTGACATTCCTGATGGACGCGTATTTTGGACTTGTGGCGGGGCAGATGCTTTTTGGTATGCTTTCTATTGGTGGGATCGGTCAGTTGATAGACGGGGTGCTTGTAACTCAGGTTTCTACGTTCGTGGGTTCGGCTATCCTGAGCCTAAGGCAGCGTTTAGCTACGCTTGCGAGCAGTTTCCAAGGATAGTCCGTAGGCAGAAATTTTCGTTGGCGCTGCAAGAACATAGGTAATAAAATTAGGAGATTTCCCCACGCCTCTTGATCTTAATCACGTAACTCGTTTCTTCGAGCGACTAAACATTCGTGATCGCGACGAAGGTACGCAGGTGCCTTTCGTGCTTCGGCCACAGCAGGCTGAGATTTTTGAATTAGCCAAGGCGCATCTTGCACGTAGGAGAAGACTCTTCATCTGCTTTCTTAAAGCACGCAGATTGGGAATTTCCACTCTTGCGACAGCTCTTGGCCAAGCGCACTGCATAGCTCATCCGGGTTCCCTCGCACGTTGCATCGCGCAAAATTCGGAAGTTGCCGCTGCGAACTTTGCCATGGCTTGCGAGTTTCGAGAGGATTGCCGTGATCTTTATCCGGGCGCGCCGAAGCCGACTAAGAAGACGTTGATTTGGCCTCACAGTGACGGACCGGATTCTCAGTTCACCCACCACACGGCGGCGACTGTTCACGGTCAGAGAGGACTGACTTCAAGTTGTCTCCATCTTACGGAAGCAGCCTTTTACCCATACGATGGCGCGTTCACGTCACTCATGAACACGGTAAGTAAAGATCCAAACAACATAGTGCTTATAGAAACAACGGCCAACGGGATGGAAGGCCCAGGCGAAGCGTATTATCAAGCGTGGGAAGCAGCAGTTGCGGGTGACAACGAGTTCCTCCCTATTTTTCTGCCGTGGTGGGATGATCCGGCGTATCAGCTCCCGGAAGAGTTTGCGCTTGACGCGCCACGGGATGAGTACGAACGCTACTTGATGAATGACATCAAGCATTGGAAGACGGGAAAGAAAGTAAAAATAACTAAGTCACAGATAGCTTGGTTCAGAGAGACCCTCTCGACGCGCTGCGAAGGAATCATTGAAAAATGGCGAGCTGAGATGCCGGCAACTCCCGAGGAAGCCTTTGTTGCTACAGGCAACCCCGCTTTCACCATTGAGGAGATGCAATTCGCTGAGAATTCAAAGACGCCAATCCCTTGGCGTGGCAATTGTGTCCTGACCCCTGATCAGAAGCACGGTGAGATCAGGAAGTCTATTGAGGGGCCTCTCTGCTTGTACGAAACGCCTCAGCCTAAACACCACTACTTCATCGGCGTGGACTCGGCGCGTGGTGAGGAATCCACTTTGGCCCCCGGTGACTACGCCGCGTTGGGCTGCGTGAACGCGGAGACAGGCAATGTGGCTGCGACGTATATGGCCCGTGTCTCGCCCGAGGAGCTGTCTGGGATTGCTGCCGCGTTGGGCTACTATTTCAACTCGGCCATGCTCAATGTTGAGCTGAACAACATTGGCTACGTGACCATGCGGGAATTGCGCGATCGGCTCTACTATCCCAACCAGTACCTTTGGAAAGGCCGCGACGACCGTGCGGACAGATCGAAGCGCGGCCAGGCTTACGGCTTCGAGACCAGCGATCGTTTCCGCCGGATGATGTTTTCACTGTTTCGTACGTCGTTGCATCGCAAGGAAGTTGTTCCCAAGGATAAGACGCTTATCAGTCAGATGAAAAAAGCCAAGATGGAGATGGGATGGCGGTGGACAGTTTCGGTTGGCCACGATGACCTTTTGATGGCTATCCTGCTTGCTTGGATCGCCAAGGAGCAGAATCACCCTACGCCCTGTCATCCGGTCGCTCCTCGCAACATCATGCTGACCAAGGAAGAGATCGAGCAGGCTGGGTTCTCGCTGGAGCGTGGGAAGATGCCCCAATGGTTGCGTGACCCCAGCGTGACGGGGAGCGGGATGCTGCTGACCAGTGGAAACGACCATCTTCGCAAGCTGGAAGCATACGGGAAGAAGAAGTCAAAGAGAAACCATTTGGAATGAATTTAGGAGAGCAGGATGCAAAATGATCGAGCAACAGGGCGGCAAGTTGGTTCTCACCTTTCCGACGCCGGACTCGGCGACGACCTTCGCAGCTTTCTTGGCGACTCTGCTCCGGCCAAGCCCGTCCGAGGCCCCCGCATCGGGCGTAGTCTCCGTGCCACCTTCAGAGTTGTCCCCGGAGATCACGCCAGCGGCGGGCCCGGACCAGATCCCGGCTTCCCCGGAGTCCGCGTCTTTCCGCTCGCGCCGCATCGTCTTAACGCCCGAGCGGCAGGATCAACTGTTCAATCAGCGGCAGTCGGGGCAGACGGCGCACGACCGATTGCTCCGCGCGCAGACGACCTTGAGGGACGGGGTGCTGCCGTTCAGCCGGCCGGGACAAGCGCCGCAGCCGACGGGCCAGCCCAGTCCGCGGCAGCGGGCGGCGGCGGAGGGCGGGTTCGCGGACGGCGTGCCGGGAGTGTGGCCGGAGGCGGGTCGGCGAAGCCGCTTGCGTCCGGTGCTGCCGCCGTACTCCCAAAAGCCATAGCGAAGCTGATTCCGAAGGATGCCCAGGCGTCCACTGTTCCTCCGCGTCTGGTCCCCACCGAGACTGAGCGCTCCGATGCCCGGCGTCTGTTCCGCGAGATCGGTGAGACGTTCAACAGAAACCGGAAGAAGTCCAAGACGGCAGCCTATGCCGCTTTCCGCCACGATCTGATGGCGAATCTGGACACGTTGATCATGGGCGGCGCGCTTGATTTGAAGGAAGCGACGGCCATCATCACCAACCTGGAGCAGTACACCAAGGAGACGGAGACCGAATCGACCGAGACTCCGGCGACTATCTTGGGTCGGTGGCTGAGGATGGACGCCACTGAGGTGGCCGAGTTGGAAGCTGGAGCCGTTGCGGAGCCGGAGCCAGAAGAGTTGACTGAGGCCGAGGAAGTAGATCCTGAAGATGAAAGCGATCAGGATGGGCAGCAGTCCATGTAGGATTTCAGGAATTCCGCCGCGAGCGGCGGGACAATAGCATTACCGTATCCGCGCAGTTTCCCCATGCGCTTGGATATCCCTGTAGCCAGCGGCTGTACTCCGGGTTCAATTGGCCGGAACTTTTCGTCACGACCATGCCACCAGTCGCACCCTCCCCAGAATCCGCGAGTGTAGCCTGCGCGGACAAAGGCTTCCCTCTCGGGTGGTTCCATTGCCGCGATTGAAATTCGTCCGAGGATGAGTTGCTCTTGTAGTCCCTGGCGGCGGGAGTCGCCGTCGAACTGAGCAACGCAAAGTCCTGAAGGTTGCTGCCGTGGCGATCCTCGCCCATCGCGCGTTTCGCTTGGCCTCCCCGATCTGAATCGTGTAACGTTGGTGTCGGGACTGAGGCCAGAGCTACAATCTTTCGGCTGAGGTCTGTGTTCCCGGCTTCGTTGTTCCCGTTCTGTGCTGGTGCTTCGGCCATCGGTGTTGGCACGCTCGAAAACTTGGCAACATGCTCCAAGCTCGCCGTATGCTTCCGTCCGTCCAGTGTCTTCCCGGTCGCATTCATCTTCTCGATGCTCATTGACCGACCGCCGTTGAGCGTGCAAGGTGTCGGCACACCAGAATAGACGCTGACGGATGTGCGGAGCCCCGATGCCCGCAGCGCAAAGATCGACCGCCCCTGCGGAGTAGCCCGCCGCTTCCAGGTCAGTTTGAACAAGGTCGAGCCACGCGAGTCCATCCTTGCTGGCAACTTGCTCTCCAAAGACGACTGGAGGCTTGCACTGCTGGATGAGGTGGAAGAAGGCAGGCCATAGGTGCCGCTCGTCATCAAACCCTGCTCCTTGGCCTGCCGCGCTGAAAGGCTGGCAAGGACACGAGCCGGTCCAGCAGGGCTCATCGTTGGGCCAACTTGCGAGACGGAGAGCGTAGCTCCAGCCGCCGATTCCGGCGAAGAAATGGCATTGGGTGTACCCAGCAAGGTCGATAGGGAACACGTCTCTAATGTCTCGTTCATCCACGTCTCCATCTGCGATCAGTTCTGCTGCGATCAGGTTTCGTAACCAGGCGGCTGCGAAAGGATCAATCTCGTTATAGTAGGCTCTTGTTGAATTTGCCACGATGCTCAGAGTTTATTGCAAACTTTCATTTTTGTCAACTCGCATTTAGTGTTGTGTCATGTCGGGTCTCTTGTCCCGCAATTCGACTATTATCCTCAGTAGTACCGTCTCGCCACAGGAGGAACCTTCTTGGCCAACACTGCCCGCCCCAAATACGACGCGAATGATCCCGCTGAGTTCTCTTCCGGTCTCCCGGAAAATCCTCGCAAGAATTTTCGTGATCCTTCTGCCAGGCCTCCCGGCCGTTCCGGCGGCGGCCTCGCCGTGTCGACGCCTCATCGCGTTTCGTCCTCCCGCCGCCGGGTGAAGGCAAGGAGCCGCCATCGTGGCTAACACTTCCATTCCCATGCACGCCTCTCCTGAAGCTCCCGAAGTCACCATCGAGCCTGCTGACAACGGATTTGTTGTCAGGCACTATCAGCGCGGGGGAAAGAAGGACGGGGATGGCCGGACTATCCGGCGTGTCGCCGCCTCTGTGGACGACGCTTTGGAGCACGCGAGGACAGCGCTTGGTGGCGGGGGCAAGGCGTCCAAGCGGAAATCGATTAAACGGGATGGGCAGTCAGGCGCAAGTCCAGCCGAAGCGGGGGAGGAATTCTCTGCCCCCGCTGCCCAATCTGGTCACGCTTTACACACATCCGCACGGAACAGCGCTCGTCGCCGTCGTCCGCGCGTAGGAGGCCGTCGATGAAGCACGAAGCCGCAGTTCCCGAAAGTCAGGAAACTCCCGCTCTTGAAGCTCGTTCTCACCCTGTCAAGTTCCTTCGCCAAGCCGTCCGCGACGCCAAGAAGAAGCCCGGCAAGCGCCGGGCGCGGAAACGGGGCTGATCTATGCCACAGGATTACGGTGCTGCGGAGCCACTCGTTGGGCCTTATATGAGGTCTATGCGTAAGGCTGAAGCTGTGTATGATCGATTGGGCCAGCCCGTATTTCCTAAGCGGCAGGACACTTCCTGGCACGACGATATGGTTCGGAAGGCTAACGACTCTTTTCGGCAGCAGGCTGAGAAAGACGCGGCGGCAAAGGCAGCTGGCACGGCCAGACAGCCTACAAAGCGATCCCCCAAGCGTGCGCCGGCAAGGCCTGCGGCAGGCAAGCGGAGGTAGCTGTATGCCGTGGAAGGCCAAAGATGCTGGCAAATATGATCATGCGGCCAATACGCCGAAGCGCAGGCGCCAGTGGAGTGACGTGGCGAATTCGATTCTTGAGCGAACCGGCAGCGATGCGCGCGCGATCCGCGGCGCCAATTCTGTCGTGAAGAAGTCTCAATCCAAGCGCAGCCGCAAAAGGAGATAAACCAGTGTCTACGTCGAAGATGATCTTTGCTGCCATATCCTTGGCCGGGTGCGTGGCGCTCGCCTCGGCGCAAGTGCCGGTCCCCGTTGCCGTAACCGCGACCGCCATTGGCGCCAATTCCGCGCCTTACGAGTACGGTTCCTACCAAATATCTTTGGTGGACTCCTCTGGCGCGGCGATTCAATCCAGTGGCACGGTCATCCCGCCTTCTTTTTCTGGTTCGCTTAGCTCAACGGGCTCGCTCGCGGTCTCAATCTACCCAAACTCGGCCTTCGCGCCTCCTCCGGGCACGACTGCAACTTACTGGAAGTTCGCCATTTGCTCCGCTCCAGCTTATCCGGCTCCGGCCTCGCTTACGTGGCTTGACACATATCAACAGTGCTATTCGTCGTTGGTGACCGTAAGCGCTGCCGGGGATTACTCCACTGCTGTCAGTGCGGGTGCGCCAGCGCTCTACTACCAGGACAACAAAACGGGAGTGGCTTATTTTGGTAGCGGTGGATCAGGTGCGAGTAGTCTGTCCGGGGGATCAGCGGGTGCACAGCCTTATCAGACTGCGCTCAATACGACTGCTTTTGTGTATCCGGCGACCGACACACATAATCTCACCTTGAGCTTGAACCGAACCGACGGCTACGTTGAAGACGGAACGATTGAGCGCCCGTATAAAAACCTCCCAACATTGGTTATTCCAAGCACAGGATTGGCATCGGTATTCACCAGTCCGAACGCTTCATATGCCAATTCTGTGGCAACCGTTCTTCCAGCCATTCCACTGACAGTCTACGGAAACAACTCGACGTGGACGGTCACCGGCGGCCTTACCCTCACTGCCAAGACTATCTCCTACGATTTGATCGATGGCGCGGCTGTGACATACAACTATGCAGGCACAGATCGCAGCGAGAAGCATGGTGGGGCATTTCTCGGAAATGTGAATTTAGCCCAAGGGTATCTCCATGCGTTCGGCACAAATCTGAGCGGGAACAGCAATATTTTTACAGTTGGAGGGGCCTCGACAGCGGCGTTGCTTTACGGAGAGGCAATCACCGGAAGCCAAAAGATCACATCGGGTGGACCGGGCGCTTTAATTGCGCTCTACAACCCGAACATGATCAAATCCAGCGGGTACAACGTTGATATGACCGCTGGGGGGCAGCTTCTTCTCAATGGGGGGCTGTTGAGTACGGTAGCGGGGACGGCAAACATATATCTCCCAACAGCCAACAGCCCAACTACGGCGCATGCGATCAGTGGGCTTATTACCACGGCTGGCGCGGGGGTAAGCTGTCCAAACTCTAATGTGTACCTCTCCTTTGGTTTCAATTTAACGACGGAAACTGGTTGCATACTGGTCCCTGGAAACCAGGGTCCAACCAACTTTCTTGGCGCGATTTCATCGACAGTAGGAATTGCTGGCGTGACAAGCGGAGCGGCAGCGGCGGCGGGATACGTTGGGCAGCCACTTTCCTCTTTGATCCCATCAGGCTCAGCCGTTTCTCTGACGACAGCTACCCCAAAGAATGTCACATCAATTACCTTGACGGCTGGCGATTGGGATGTCTCAGGTAGCGTTACTTATGTGGCGAGCACTGCAAGTGCTTCGGTTTCGTCCATCTGGGAGAGCGGAATCGGCACTGCCACGGCCGCTCTTCCCACCGATGGTACAGAGCAGTTCTTCGGAGTTATGGCGGTAATTGCCACGACATCCTTCAACACCAGCCTCGCTATCACACGCAAGATTGTCAACGTGTCTGTGTCAACTCCCATCTACCTTGTGGCTGAAGCGACATTCACGGCGGGTACGGTGACGGCTTATGGAAACATCACTGCGCGGCGGGTGCACTAGCGACAGGGTGGTGCTACTCTGAAGATGGACAGGGGCTTAGATGGGGAATTTGACGTTCATCGGAACGGCGCGCAAGTCCGCGAAGCAGGAGTCAATCGACCCCAGGGCTCGCCACATACAGGAGTGGGTGGAGGCTTCGGACTCTGCGCGCAACAAAGCCCTTGGGGAGAATTTCGCTAAATCTGCCGAAGACCTCTACAATCTTCAAGATGCGATGGCCCCCGGTCCCGTTTACCGTCCATCTCTGTCAATTCCCATGCTGCAGCGGATCATGCTGGAGGAGGCGAATCAGGTCTCGAACCTCTCCCCACGGATGTATGTGTTCCCGTCTGCCGGTGCATCTGACCCCTCCTACTCTGGCGCGCGGCAAGCGGATTCCTCCTTAGCTCCCACCTCCGCTCGTGACCTCGCCCGTGAGGTTTCCCTTCAGGCTCAGTGGCAGATCAGCAAAATGAATCTGCATCTGCTTATGGCTGGGCTGACGGCACGGTATTGCGGCGCCGGGTGGATTGTTGCCGGGTTCGATTCTGATCTCTCTCGCGCGCGCGGCGGTATGTGGGCAAGGTCGATTGATCCACGGCTGGTGTTTTTCGATCCCGGCGCGGACTACACATGGAATCCCGCCTACGCAGGCTGGGGCACATGGATGAACTTGGAAGATGTTCGGCTGAAATGGCCAGGAACTGCTCGTGCGATCGCCCCGCGGCACACTTCAGGTGGATTCCAGCCTTTTTCAGGTGACTCGGGATATGGTATTCATCAGCCCTCCGGCCCGATGTCGTCGATGCCTGGGCTCTCCGGCCAGAACGCCCGCACGCAAACCTCCGAGTGGCGTGTGCTGGTAAGGCATGTGTTCTGTCGGGATTACACCCGTGAGACGGTCGAGAAGGCGGACGTGCCCGCAACTTCGTTGATTGACCCGGAAGTTCGGCTGAAGTATCCCAACGGCCGCTGGCTGGTCGAGTGCGAGGGTGTGATTTTGCAGGATGGAGACAACCCATATCCTCGCCGCCGCGATTTGAACGCGCCCAGGTTTCCTATCTTCCCAAATTACGTTCTGCCACCACTGTTCGGTCCGTGGGGGATTCCAGCTACTCGTATGACCGAGAATATGCAGAGGCTTGCCCAGAGATTTTACTCGCAGATCTTCGAGAATGGCCTGCGTATGAACAACGCATTGTGGGTGATCGAAGAGAATACAGGAATTGACATTGATGGCTTTGGAGGTCTTCCGGGCGAGGTGGTAACGATCAAGCCAGGTAGCAAGCCTCCATCGCCGATCACTCCCCAGGCCATAGGCAACAGTGCGCTGCAAGGGGCTGAGAAGCTGCTTTCTCTTCAGAATGATTGCCTTGGATTCTCTGCTTCGCGGCAGGGTAATCCTGGTGCGGGGAACGTTTCGACCGATTTGTTTGACTCGGCTGTGCTGCAGTCCTCCGGTCTGCTTCAGCTTGCCGGACGTTGGCTCACCGAAACGGCGCAAATGACAGGCGAGTTTTTCTTCGACACGATGTGCAAGTACCAACAGTCGACGACATTACCTTATCGAGGTCCAGAGGGGATCACTCTTGCGGCATGGAACGGACAGGTTGATCCGAGCACGTTTGATGTGGCATTGGACGAGGCAAGTGTGCGGCCGCTGTCGGAGGCCATTGTGCGCAAGATCACACCTGACCTGATGAAGTCCGGCGTGGTCGGGCCGGAACGTGGACTGCGCACGTTGGGCTATCCTGATCCAGAGGGCATCGCGCACGAGCAGCAGACCAGTCAGGCTTTGGCTGCGCTGGCTAAGGTGAAGTCGGGTAGAAAATAAGGTATTTGGGTGAAAAGATGAAAAAGTTTGCGCAACGCACGCAAAAGCAGGATCGAGAGGGTTGACGGAAATGCTAACGAAAATGCGCATACGATCTACCGCCAATCCTGTGTACGCTGTTTGGCAAGGCGCTAAGCAGAGTGCAATTAATCCCAACCAGGATAGTTGGCAACGGATTGGCAAACGTGGGTTGGTGATGTGCGAGCATTGGTTGCGTGATTTTGATCAGTTCGCGGCTGATATGGGTCCGCGTGCGCAGAATATGTGCCTTAGTAGGAGAAATTCTGATTTAGGATTTCTTTGCCCTCGTTGCTGCCCGCCGGCCGGAAATTGTCGCTGGATTACCCGTTGGGAATTTGCGATTAGCAGAAGATCCGATAGCGGACACGCAATTTTGCTACCCGCGATGCTTGGAGCTGATAAAATGCACGAAACAGTGGCTCCAGTTTTATCTGGGGATTGCGCTCTTGCCGCCGCCCCTCGCCGTCCTTCTTTACACGCTTCTTCCGCGCGGCGCATTCCTCCCTGTTTGTGGCGTACTCATTGGTTGACGGTCAATGAATTTGCTCAGGTAGTAGGCCGCCGTCCTTACACGGTTCATGCTTGGCTTAGAAATGGCACGTTGGCCGCGTTTGGCATTCCGACTTATCGATTTTGCTCAGGCAGGCCGCATTCAGGCAGAACTTTCATTCAGAATATTTACTAACGCCTTACCCTCACCTATTTAGTGTTGTGCCTAGGGGATGGACTTCGCCCTTTCCTTGCCATATCCTTTTCTCAATCGCACCTGTTCATGTTTGGGCTTCGGCTCTGACTTGAGTTTGTGCAAAAGGAGAACCATCATGTCCAAGCGTACCCATCGCGGTGAGACCAAGGCGCAGCGGCGTGCCGCTGCAAAGCGTAAGTAGTCAGCCCGAGAGGATTTATCCTCTTCCGTTGCCTTTTGCGCTTCATTTTAGTCACGCGTCAACTTCTTGAAAGGAGCCCGAATCCAGATGGCCGGAACTCCCCGTAAAATTCCATCCCGTGTTGTCAAGGACTTTGGTCAACCCCGGAAGTTCCTGCGTGACATGCGTGCCAAGATTGGCAACCGTGCTGGAAAGACTCGTTCTGCCCGTGCGGCCAAGCGGTCCTGACTCATCCCGGAGACGGTGCTGCTGGCCTTCGCGCCCCGCCTTCTTAACAGTTGGACTGGACCTTCAGGAGCAACCATTCCTGACAGGCCTGTTGTCTGGCAACCGGAGCGAAGGAGGTACGCATGGCTGCTCGCGGAGGAAGACGATCCGTTCGGCGTCGGCGCACCGCCGCTCGCAAGTAGGGGGACTGGCTCGCCAGTCTGCCCGTTCGGCGGCGATGGTGGGAGTTGGTGGGGGACTAACCCCGCCCTCCCCGCTGAAAGCGTTCGATGCGCAAGACAGGATGCGGGCCAGGGATGTAAATCTTCTGGCCCAAGTCCCAAGGAGATTCGATCATGGCAGGTAGAGGCTGTGCAATTCCCCGGATGACCAAGAAGGTTGACCGGCGCGTAGGCAAGAGCAGGGCCGGCAGGAAGTAGTCAGCCTGTCGAAGCGATCAATCAGCACAACGAACTCAGTTCCAAGGAGCAGCATCATGGCGAAGATCAAGGAATCGATGGGCAACACTTTTAACGAGGACATTTTGAAGTCCCCCCTGACCGTCGGCCGCGTCGGTAACGAACCCGGTCCCGATGTTTACAACAACCCGATTGCTCAGCCCAAAGATCCACTTGGCCTGATTCCCGAGGGCGGCGACAAGCCTCATTGGGCGGGTCGGTAAAGCACGAGCCTGATAAATCGTTCGGCGCGAACGTAGTTGAGCATAACAAGAAGGCTTTCAATGGGAACAGCAAATCCGGCTTTGGCACAGATGATGGCTCGGCAGCTGATTGGTAAGTTTGTCGGCGGAGCCGGTGGTGGCTCGTCTGCTGGTCCCGGTAGTCCGATGCCTCCCCAATCGGGAATGACTGGACAAGCGGGCGGACCTGGCCCGGGTTCCGATTCTGGTGCGGGCGGTTCGGGCTCCGATCCGAATTCACCTCCTACCGTTCCCGCTGGTTTGCAGCTTTCTCAGCAATTGGCCGAGCTGCAGGGCGCGGACCCGGATGCGATGGTCAAGTCATTAACCTCGCAGAAGTCCATGGCGGTTCAGCTCTACACAAGAGCCGCGTTCACTATGCCGGGCGTGTCGCGCAATCTGGCCAACGTGGTCAAGTATCTTGATAGCGCAATCCAAGAAGCGGAGAAGGCCGCGGCGACTACGTCCGCCGCTGGACCTATCGCCAACAACGCAGCTATTCCGCATCCGGCTGGTCGGCAAGGTTCCGCGCCAGTCGGCGGGCAGCAATCACAACAGGCTGGGTAGCCCCCAGCCGCAACAGACCTAAAAGGAGTCCTCCCCCATGGCCCTCAAAGATATTCTTTCCAACGGGAAATACGCTGATGATATGGTGCTAAGCCTGCCTGATGGCTCGACTGTGCAGGTCGGCGAGATTCGTTCTCTTCCTGTCGAGGAACGCAAGGCCTTGACTGCGCAGATTGAAGAGCGTCAAGGCTATCTTAACCAAGCTGAATTGGCTTTTACGTCTAAGTTTCAAGAAGCGATCAATGCCGGGTGGATGGTGCAAGACAGCGACGGCAAGGTTCATGTTGTTCCGCCTCCGCAGTCGGCTCAATCCCTTCCATCTCAGCCCACCGCCGCTCAGGTCCGCACCGCCGCGGCTGCAGAGTTCAATTTGGACGAGAATGATCCGCTCCTCGGCCCAGTAGTCAAGTTGGTCAAGTCAGAGCTGGCCCAGCGAGATCAGACCATCACTGATCTGCGCGCCAAGCTGGATGCGTTTCCAACTGAGATCAACGGCCTGAAGACGACCATGACCGACGCGCTTGGCCGTGTGACGGGTGTCCTGAACACTTCGGTTGGCCGTTATCTGAATGATCAGTACCAGGAGCAGTTTGCCGACGCTACCAAGTCCCTTCCCAAAGGCGTTACGGTCGATTATGAGACGGCCTACAAATATGCCTCCGATCACCAGCTTAAAGACAAGGACGGCTTCCTTCAGATCAATGACGCTGTGGACCGGCTGACATGGGATGCGCGCAAGAAGGCCGAGCGCGACGAGTGGAAGGCACAGGAAACGGTCAAGCTTACCAAAGAGATCGAGGATAAGAGCAAGTTGGCTTCTCTCACCCCGCCTCAGTCACGCAATCCGCTTCACACGACCGTGGCCAAAGAGGGCGAGTTCAACCCATACACCGAGCGCACCGACGCGAAGGGAACCAAGGTTCGCGAGGTAAAGTCCTTCGAGCAAGCGATGTCCGAAGCGATGGCTGACGAGGATGTTCTGAAGTCGGCGATGTCCTCGGCAAGTTTTGGCGGCGCCGTACAGTAGCGCGTCGTCCGCTGCAACGCAGCGGCACAAGTTTTTCTGGGATGGGTGAAACTGGCCTTCTCCCTTGACTTTAACTTTTAACCATGTCCGGCGCGGTACCTCCCCCTTCCCCGTTGCCAGACCAGGAGCAGCCATCATGGCACAGAGCGTGGTTGGACTGGGACTAGCATCACCGCCGGTACAGTTGTCCAATACCGTCAACGCAATCTCCCAGAAGTTTATCGTTCCTGTCCTCGGCGACAACGTGTTCAAGCCGAGCCCGGTTTTCTGGGCTCTCACGCGCGAGGGCAAGCGGTTCGGCGCCGGGGAGTTGATCTTCCCTGAAATCTACCAGGAAGAGCTTCCTGGTGGCGCTTACTATGGCGACCAGTTGCTTGACACTTCCGTGGTCGATTCCGTGCAGCCGGCGAACCAGCAATGGAAGCCGTACCGCCAGCCTGTCGTGATTCCGATCACAGACATCATTCTCAACCGTGGCGGGTCGAACAATCTGGATATCATCCGGGCCAAGTTCCAGACCGCATCGGGCAGCTTCCTTCAGAAGCTTTCTCGTGCGCTCTGGCACACCTCGCCACAGAACACTTCTCTCGACGTGGATGATCTGAACGCTTGGGTGGCCTCGACGACCAATACGATCGCCGGGATCAATCGCGCCAGTTCGGCCAATGCCTGGTGGCTGCCCGCGACGGCAGTTGCCGGCGGCTCGGCGGCCTTGTCCTCGACTATTGCCGAGCCGGGCTATCAGTCCGTCACTTGGGGCTATGACGAGCCGGATCTGTTCGTGATGAACAGGACCAGCTACGCGGCGTTCAAGAACACCTACGTTGGCCAGATTCGCTTCGGCCAGGGAATGCAGGATGATGAAGCTTTGCAGGTTGGCTTCCGCAACCACTTCCTGTTCAACAACGCGGTCACGGTGGCGGATTATTTTGCGACCGCCAATCAGGCCATGCTGCTGAACTCGAAGTACATCTTCCCCGTGTTTCACGAGGCGGATTACTTCAACGTGGACCCGTTCCTGAAGCCAAGCAACCAGCGTGTTCTGGTGAGCTGCATGTACTTGACCTGGAACCTGAGCTGCATCTCGCCCAGAATGAATGTTGCGTTTACGAGCATTCTGTAACAGAACGGAACTGAGCACGGAGGGAGAGGGCGGATAAATCAGGCTAAGCTTGAATTCTCCCTCTCTTTCCTTCTTTTTCGCGCCGAGGAGGCTTAACTTCATGGCACTGCCATTTTACAATTCGGTAGCACAATGCACGCCTGCTTACGGTAGCCCCTCGAACTACGGTTCCGGGTCATTCACTTTGGCCTCCGGCAGTGGCGCGGCTGTTGCGGCGGCACTGGGTAGCGCGGCCGCGTACTCCCTCTTGGCTGGTAGCGGGGTCACGAACGTTGGCAGCACGACCATTACCGGCGGGAATGTTGGCAGCTCTCCGACGGCATCGGTTACCGGCCTGACCAGTGCCAACTTCACAGCGCCGGCAGTGATTGATAACACCAACGCCGGGGCAGCGAAGACAGCCTTGACGGCGGCGATCAGTTACTATCAGGGGCTGACCCCAACACTTTCCGGCCTGTCCAATCTCAGCACCGGCGGAAACGGCTCGACAGCGGCCACTTACACAGCAGGAAATTATTTTGGCTCAACCAGCTTGACCATGCCGACGGGGATTATCCTTGACGCGCAGGGCAATTCTGCTGCGCAATTTGTGTTCGTAGCAGGGTCGACAATCAATCTCGCCAGTGGGCAGGCTATCACGTTGGTTAACGGCGCCTTGGCCGCGAATGTGGTCTTCGTTGCCGGAACATCCTTCACCTCGGTTGCGACCTCGACCGTAAACGGGAACGTTCTCGCGGCGGCCAGCGTTACCTTGGGTGGCGGTGTACTGAATGGCCGCGCGCTTGCGGGTACCGGCGCGGTCACTATTTCGGCAGCGACAGCCATAACTACCACAGGGTCAGGCGCGAGTGCCTGGGGGATTACTGCGGCCACTAAAGCTTCTCCCACTGCTGTTACGGTTACGGTCGGCGCGCCGGGTACGACCAAGTACGAGTTTGCGCTGATTGCCAATTACGCCGATGGCACGGTGTCCCCGCCTACTTATGTGGCTGTGGCGAACGGCGCGGCAGGGGCGACAACGTACGCTTTTGCATTCACTGCGGCGGCAGGCGCGGCGAGCTATTCGATCTACTCAGTGAGCGCAGCCGGAGCGACTACAGGCACGCTGGTGGTGGCCAACACTACGGCGAATCCTTACACGTCGGGCTCGATTACGCCAACCGCGGGTACAACGGTCCTTCCCTCTTCGCTCGCCTTCAATCAAGACGGCGGTCCGGCTCCGTCTCGCGGCATGATTCATTTGAGGACGAGTGCTGTAGGTGGATCGACTACGACTGCCGCATCTTTTACCGTTACAGACGGGACCACCACGGAACAAGTTGGCAGTCTTGGTCCAGTCGCGGCGGGCGTGGCGGTGGATGAAACTGTCGAGTTCAATACTGATCTCAACATTACGGCTGTCAATACCGTCATCAATTTTGGTGGGGGGACTTACACCGCCGCTGTGGATTGGGAAGTTTCGCTAGTGTAGTCGAAGCGCAGAATAGGGAGAGCATCATGTCGCTACCGTTTTTGAATCCTGTTTCGCAAGCAATGCCTGGCTGGGGATCGCCCTCGTTTTACGGCGCGGGGACGCAGACCATTACGACCACGGCAGGGCCGACCACTTTGACTATCGCGGCTGCTACGACCACGCCGTCAACCGGCGGTACCCCGTTCAACCTCAATGGCGGCCCGCCTCCATCCCGTGGTCTCATCCGGTTCCGCACCAATACGGTGAACGCGAGTACAACCACGGCGGTTGTGTTTACGGTGACCGACGGAACAACCACGGAACAGGTGGGGCAGCTTGCGGCCAGCGCGGCGGGCGCGGCGATCGACGAAATCGTCCAGTTCAACACCGATCTGGCAATCACGTCGATCTCTGCCGCGGTAACCTTGGGCGGGTCGACGTACACCGCGTCTGTGGATTGGGAAGTCGGGTTGCAGAACTAGCCAGCTGGAGAATAAGAAAGCAGAGGAACACACAATGGCGTTACCATTCACCAAACCGCTTACGCAGACCATGCCGAGTTATGCTTGCGCCTCTTTTTATGGGTGCGTTTCGCAGGCCGTTGCTGCGGCCAGCGCTACTCTGGTCATTGCGGCCACGTCCACAACGCCCGCGGCTACGGCCAGCAATGGGTTTCAGCCGTTCAACACCAGTGGTGAACCCGCGCCGTGCCGGGGCAAGTTGCACTTGCGCGCGTCAGGGTTGGGTGGATCGGACACTACGGTGGCCGTGAATTTCACAGCTACTGACGGCACGAGCACAGTTGTGGTCGGGCAGATTCCCCCAACTGTGGCTGGCACTGTGATGGACTATACCCTCCCGTTTATCACCGATCTTGGGATCACGAGCCTGAGCGCCGTGGTAACCCTGGGTGGGACGCAGACGGCAACTGTGGATTGGGAAGTAAGTTTGAATTAGCGACCGGATAGCTGGCCGCTCGGTTTGTTCATCTGTTCAACCGCTGTCCTCCATCGGCGGACGCCTTACCTAACCGGAGGCGTCCGCCTTTTTTCATAGGAGAAGGGAAAGCCGTTATGCCGCAATGGTCACTGGTAGGGGATGTGCTGATGGCACTGCGGGAGCAAGCAGCGGACCCGCCGTCGTCCCTCCCCGCGCCGTCTTCTGTCACGGTCACGCCTTCTCCGACAGGCGCAACTTCTCTCTGGTTTGTCGTCACCCAGCTTACCCCCTGGGGCGAGTCTCCTGCGTCGACTGAGACTGTTGTCACGAATGGCGCGATTGGCTCAACTTTCACGGTCGCTGGATCGTGCTCGTTCGCGGCCACAGCTCTTCGCGTCTATTTCACTCTCGCAGGGGCAGGCCAAGAGGATCGCTATTTCCCGTACGCGATCCCCGCCGGTGGCGTCGGTGCGTTCTCGATCCCGTTCACTCTTTCCTCGACAGGGATTGCGCAGGGATTCCCGCCGACACGCTCATCTGCTTGGCTGCCGGACACAGATGGGACAGCGCTGTCGTGCGCGGCGCTCTACAGATGGATCAATGAAGGGCTGGATGCGGCTACTGCTTTGGCCGAGGGCATCCGTGACGTAACCGGAATCCCGTCCACTGCTGGCCAGGCACAGTACCAAGTGGTATCGAATTGGCGCAAGCTCACGTCTGGCTTTTACGACGGGTATCCCATCACCATGGGCAGCAAGTCGGACATCTTCCGTCGTAGCAACGTCAGAGGAATCTCCGGTACGACGGTTCTCAATCAAGATTCCGTGGTGCAACAGGTTGAGCTGTACCCGCAGTCGAGCCGGACTTCAGGAAACGGTGTGTTGAACGGAGCGCTGTCTGCTACGGCGACCGTGATCCCGTACACACCGGGTTCCTCTGGCTGGGTCTTGGGGTTTGGGTTGGCGCTGATTGGGCCGTACCCGGCTGATCCGTCTGCTTCAGAAATCATTTACTACTCCGGCAATGTCTCCAACTCGCTTTCGCCCGTCACCAGAGGAATGGGCGGGACCAGCGCTCAAGCGTGGCCGTCCGGTACGTCTGTCATGGAGGCCAACATATACTTCTCTGGTATCCGGTACCCGTTGCACTATTTGCGAGGTCAATCGGCCAACCAGCTTCAGTTGCCGCCGGCGTGGATTGATGCCCTGAGAGATTATCTCTCTGCCCGGTTTAAGCAGGCTGAACAAGACGCTGAAGGCGCACAGGCGCTGTTGAAGCAGTTCGAGGCAAAATGCAGCAGCATCAGAGGAAATCGTGAGGTGATGTCTCCGCGGCAGGTGCAGGTAGGTGGAAGTCAAGGCCCGGAGGTGTGCATGGGGCTCGGAGGGTATTTTGGGGGTGTGATTTTGCCGTAAATATAAGAGAATAAGGGGTTTAGAAATGTAATTTTTGGGGCAAAAATATGAAAGTTTTGCCCACGCAGCGTATTGCGAGGCCGCATTTGAACTCCACGGGGAGTTTGCGAGGACTGGATGAGCGCGAAAATTGTCAGCCAAAAGAAGTGGGCCAAGCTCGTGGCCTCGACAGGCGCGCTTTCTCAAGCCTCTGGTGCGATCACTCGCCTCTCGAACCTGTTGTTCACTCAGCGAGGCTCACTCCAGATTGCGGATGGCTCCACCGCTATTTCTACGGCCATTCCCTCGTCCTTGATCGCTGCGTTGGGATCGTTTGCAAATTTGCAGCCGGGTCAATTCCCTTACTACGAAGCGCTGGCCTATGATTCCACACCGCAACTGGCCGACGTGACGGACTTCACCGTTTCATCAATTGTGCACGGAACGGACAATCCAGCAGGCTCGTACACTTTTGCTGTTGCGGCAAATGTGGGTGCTACGCACACCAATGCGAAAAATTCTGCGTACACATTGACAGTGGGTCAATTTGGCACATTTAATGCAGTAAATTTCACCTGGACAGCGGTTACTGGGGCAACCGGATACACCGTGTATCTAATTGTTCGTGAAGGACTATGGAGGGGCTACATTCCTCTTGGAACTTCGACCAGCACAGCGTTTACCTACACGGGCGTGCTGCCCACTACCGGCGCCGTTAGTCCCGCGCCAACGTTCAACAACACTTACGAGCTTCTTCTTTATGTGAACACCGCTCTAGTTTCTTTGCCCCCGCAAATAACCTTTGGGCAAGTCACCGCGGGGGTCTTTCCTTTCACGCCGCCGCAACCCGCCACGCTTGCGCCGGGAACTGCCGGTTTTAACGCCACCCCCAGCATACCGAGCTTCTCCCCTTATGGGGGCATTGCTGGCCTTGCAGGCCCGCTGCCACAAATCATGCAGTTTGCCGGTCAGTCCATCCTGATTCTTGGCAACGGCTACGCGCCAAGGTCCTACGCTCCGGCACAGGGAACCACCGGCGCAGTCACGGCGCTCACCAACACCTTTCAAGACTCATACCCGTCTTGGGAGGCTTCGGTAAGCTGGACTACAGACGATCAACTCACCGCGGCCAACGGAAAGACCAACTATTATTTCACTGCAACTCAGGGCGGGGTTTCTGGATCTTCCGAGCCATCTTGGAACTTTGCCAAAGGGACGAAAACCACTGACGGGTCTGTGATCTGGACCAGTCAAGGGCCGATTATCGCCTCTATTGCGCCCATCGGTGCGGCGCATGCTATCACTTATGCTGGCTCGCTCTGGCTTGCGAATACTTGGCCGATCTCAACTGAGTATGACTCCTGGGTGGAGAGCACAGACTACGTCCCTGGCGATCAGATCTCTGTGGAGGAGTACGGAAGCTGGATAAAGTCAACAGCCTACACGTTGGGCGAGACGATTATTGTCATAAATAGTGGCAGCGCAACGTCTTATGTGTTTACCGTGACTACTGCCGGAACCTCGGGGACTTCGACTCCGTCGTGGCATTACACAGTCGGGGAAACTACAACCGATGGCGGAGTGACGTGGACTTGCACCACGGCGAATGTTGCTTCTGATCTGCAAGGCTACTGGATATTCACGGCGTCGGTCGGCGGGACTTCCGGCAGCACAACTCCGGCGTGGAATTTCACTGATGGCGGGACTACAACCGATGGTGGAGTAACCTGGACGGCGGCGGTCAGTACCGCAGCGTTGACTGCGGGCATCGACGGCCCAAGCTGCCTGAAAATGTCGGAATCGAACAATGCAAACTCGTGGAATCCGACTAACGTGGCCTTCATCGGAAGAAGCGACGGAACTCAGATCACCGGGATTCAGCCTTTCACAATCGCTGCCCTGGGTATCTCGCCTACCGGATCGCTTTGTATTTTTAAGGAATTCACTACGTACCAGTTTATTGGTGTGTTCGGATCTACCTCGTATGAGATTCAGCCTGCACAGACCAATCTTGGCTGCATTGCCTCGCGCTCGATTCAATTTCTGCCAGGATTTGGCATTGTCCGGTACAGCCATCTTGGGTTCGCAGTGTTTGACGGGATCAACGATCGGCTAATCTCAGAAGACATCCGGCCATATATGTTCGGCGGGGTGGACTCTGAGGCAGACATAACCCCCGTCGACCCCAGTTACCTGTATCTTTCTCAATCTGCGCAAACGATCACTCCGCCGATGTACATGTGCGCAATGCCCCTGGCCGGGGCGCCGGGGGTGGGCGGCGTGGCTGGATCAGGTCTGCTGACCCGCTTATTCTGCTACGATCTGGTAATGAAGTCCTGGGCAATACTAGATTTGCCTTGGGCAATCACCACCCTTTCAACCATTGCTGCAGGAGAGGGGTATCCGCTTGTGCTGGCCGGGAAGGTCGATGGCGCAGTTCATCGCATTCAAGCAGGGGACTTGAACTGGAACCAGGGCGATAACGCTCAGGCCGCCGTCCAGTGGTCCTTCCGTTCGCCTGATCTCTTCGGCGAAGGTGGTACGCAGAAGATGTTTTATGAGCAGGCTACGATCACAGGCTATGGGTCAACGGCCATGGCCAAATCAATTATCGCTGCACTTTGGCTGGACGGTCAGCAACTTGGCGCTCAAGCCATCGACATCATTCCCCAGGGCGGATCAAATCTGTTCGAGGCACGAGTCAGGATATTTCGTTCTGGCAGTCGGGCGCACTTGGACGTGTCAGGAAACAATGGCGGCGCGGCGGGGGTGATCGATTCGATCGACTGGGCCGTGAGTCCGAAGTCGGCAATGTCGAGGCGGGTTATTAGCTAAGAAGACAGGAGAAGAAGATGAAAAACGAATACGAAGTTAAGCGCACCTCTGCGGTCGAAACATTTCCTTACTATGCACTGGGGAACAAAGATAGCGCAAACCACGTGAGCTTTGTTTTTCCCAATCGGTACATCGTGTCCGTCGACCTGGGGAAAAGATGGAGAGCACATTGCCCGCTAGTCGGATGCGCAGACATGGATACTGGCGAAGTGATCGTCAAACAAAAGCGCATGACAGAAACCAAATTGGCAATGCTCTTGGCTGAAATTGCAGCCAAAAAGAATCAGAGATTAGCGTGACCATGGCTATCTACGTTCGTAACCTTCGCGAGGGAGAGGCGGATACCCTCCCTCCGGCCCTCCAAAACACCGGAATGCCATATTTGGTTCCCGAATGGGTTTGGATCATAGAGACCAGGGATAGCCCAGAGCCTTTTGCCATCGTTGTCACTTCTTTCTGCCACGGCTGGTTAGTGTTGTGGCGACTGATCGCGGTATCCCCACTCCCCCCCGAAATTCCGCTAAACTGGATCAAGGAAGCCTTTCCCCAAGTCTTCGCTGAGGCGCGGGTGCGGGGGTGCGTTGGGTTTCTGACTCTGCTGGCCGACAACCGCCCGGAAGAGGCCCAGATTGCTCGGATTGTCACTCGAATGGTAGGGGGGACAAGCCTTTCATTTCAAGGAGCTATGGGGTGCGGGTTACTCCCTGGAATTGAGGAAGAGGACGGAAAATCACAATGACAGACACCAAGGCCCAAATCATTATTCTTCACGTTCCTGTCGCTGCGATTTTTGACGCTCCGAACTCGGATACTCTGATCCGTGCCTACGCCAAAGAATGCTTGATCCCGGACGCTGAGCCTCAGCGTGAGACTTACGAAGCAATGGAAAAGGTAAAAGCGTTTCGGTGCTTTGCAGCATATTCATACACTGATGTCGGTAACTTTTTGCTAGGCAAAGACCCTTCGGCTCTGATTGTGGGCTTTATCTCAATTATCCGAGCTGTCATGCCCCACAGTGGACAACTTATCGCCACTGTTGAGTCCCTGTTTGTCGATCCGGCTTATCGAGGCACCGGTGCTGGAGCGAAGCTTCTATCCACTGCCGAACAGTATGCAGTGGATTCTGGTTGTGTGGCTCTGACCTGCATGTCTCGTATCGGCAGTGCCTTCGATAAGGTGCTCTCCCGGCGCGAGGGGTACACTTTGACCCACACACAGCACACGCGATGGCTGAGCGAGAATGGAGACCCGGCATGAGCGCCCTTGCTGTTCCGCTTCCGATCACCGCTGCGTTAACCCCGCCTTCGCCGGAGACACTTGACAAGTTGGCTCAGGCACAGGAACTAATCCTGGCTCAGCCACAAGTCCCCGTCGCCACTGAGCATCTTCTCCATGGTGGAATGTACGCAAGGACGATTCGGCTGATCCCCGGAGAGTGGATGATAGGGTCGCTGATCAGGCTGGCAACTACATTGATCGTACACGGCGACTGCGCGGTTGTGGTCGGTGATAAAACGCTTGAACTGTCTGGATACAGCGTTATCCCTGGCTGTGCTGGCCGGAAGCAATTGTTCCTGACTCGTAGCGCGGTCGAGATGACAATGATTTTTCCAACTTCAGCTACTACTGTTGAGGAAGCAGAAAATGAGATTTTCTCCGAAGCTGGCCAGTTGATGTCGCGCAAAGACAGCAGCCAGGACACGATTACTGTCACGGGTCAGTAGAATTGACAAAGGAGGGTTAGCAATATGGCAGGTACTCTTGGAACAGCTCTCTCAATAGCGGCGATCGCGGCATCTGCGGCGGGTGTGGGAACTTCTATCTACGAGGGTCAGGCAACCCGTAGCGCGACAGCGGATAATGCAAAAAAGTCAGCGCAGTCTACCGCTGCCCAAGCCAATCTTACCAAGCGAGAGGCCGTTCTCGGCCAGCAGGGTCAGGCACAGCAGCAAACTGGCGGATCATTGACAGACTCGGGTACGGCAGCTTTGACTGACCTGCTGGCCGGGTATCCAGGGTATTCAACCGCCTCGGGTACAGGCTCAAACTCAGGCACAGGATCGAACGCAAACGCAGGCACGACGAGTACCGCAATCGCTGACACAGCAAACGCAACTGGCGGGGGCATGGCTAGTGGCGTCGGCGCGAGCTCATCCATCTCACCTACGACGCTGAGCGCGAACAGTAGTGGCGGCGGAACAGGTGCCGGTACGGATTCTTCCTCGGCCATAGCGTCAATCTTGGCAGCTTTGCGTGGCGGGGGAGGAAGCGGCGGCGCCAACTCCGCCTCTACAATCTCCGGTGGTAACTGGCAGTCACAAACTGCACAGCCGCAGCCCTACCACGAACTGGCCAACCCTCTCGTTTAGCCATAACGCGAAGGAAAGTGCAAGCAAAGGACTTAGCCCAATGACAGAATCCATCAATTCGGCGCTCCAATCGGTCGGCAATTCATCTGCAACCAAAAGCGCAACAAATCTTGCCAACCTTGGCTCTATTGGCTACGGACTGTACAACAACTATCAGAACCAGGCCTACCAAAATCAGCTCCGCAGCTACGCGCAAGACCCATCAAAAATGAATGCTTACGCGTCCAAGTTCACTAAGCCCTTGACCGCCGGGCTCAACTCGGCCGTAGGCAATAATACACAGGCTTATCTTGCGCAACGCGGATTGTCAGAGTCGCCGCAGATCGCTGCGCAGGTTCAATCTCAAGCGATCGCGCCCTACGTACAAGAGAATCAGAAAACAGGCTACTCGGACGCGCTTCAAGCACTGAATCTCGGCGGCGGGGCGGCTAATACTGGCGCGCAAGCGGCAAATGGTGTTTCCAGTCTGGCCAAGGCCTTTTCGTCATTGGGCGGCGCGAACAATGGCAGCGCTGCGCTCAAGCAGCTTCTCCAATTGGTGAACTCAGGCTCTACTCCACAAACGACTGACACACCAGGACAAGCTCTTCCAACCGAGCAGACGCAAACCTGGCAACCAGACTATACGGCGGAGATGTACACCCCAGGGGGTGCAGGCGGTGGTAGCGAAGACTAAGCGTGTGCTTTGGCAGGAAAGGAGCTAAATCGTGGGATTCTGGAACGCACTCTCAGTACTTGGCCCAGTCGGACCAGCGTTGTCCGACGCGCAGGACATCCGTACCCAACGGACGCAGGATGCGGCCAAAGCTGCGCAGGAAGCCGAATCACACAAGGCCCAGATGATCGTGCAGCAGCTCGCTGCTGAGGGCGCGCGCCAGCAAAACGCACTCGCCGCCAGAGAGGAGCAGGAGAGACAGACCGTTCAACAACAGCTAGGCATCCCGCTACGTAAGGGCAAAAGCGAGGATGGATCAAATTACACCGACTATTTCACGCCGACCGGGGTGAAGCGCGTAGCAGACACACCGTCTAACGAAGCCAGGTTCAAGAATTACATTGACTCTGTAGAGAAGATGGGCCTCAAACTTACGCCGGAGCAGAAAGAGGCTGTTGCGCCGGAGTTTTACGGCATAAAGCCACCCCCCGCTGCCAAATTTACTCCGCTACCCGGAGCAGCAGGTCAACCGCAGCCTAGTTCGGCTGATCCGACCGGAAAGTCCTTTGTGGAGTTTGGCCGAGACGAAACCGGAAACATCGTATCCCGGCCAGTCGAGGCAGGCTACAAGCCCCCTGAGCCGAAGCCCGGCGCTCCACATCCAGGACTTTCTCACGGGCGCAACGCGTTCGGATTCTTCAACCCTGGTAAGAAGCAGTGGCAGGACGCCGCGGGAAATGCGATGCCTGACTTCAGGCCGCAGACAACCTTTGCAGAGACAGGATTGTTCGAGCCGATGGCCTCCTACAACCCACAAACTGAATCGATCGCGATGGGAAGCTTCAATCGGCGTACTGGCGGCCTTACGTTTGCCAACGGTGGTGGCTCGTCCATTCCTCTTCCGCCTGCAATCGCCGCCACGATTGGTAAAGAATTCGGTGTGGCCAGGGACGCACAAACCCGATTCAGAATCATGCAGCAGAATGCGCAAGAAGCTTACCAAGGAAACCAGCAGGCGATGGTTTCTCTCTTGATGAACCACATCGGGATGACCCTTGGCGCGCAGAAGGGCACCCATGTGTCCAAGGCGACTATCAACGATGCAGAACGGTCCGCGCCGTGGCTGGAGACTAAGCTTTCATCCATAGGCCATCGCGATATGAATGGCGACTTTATCTATGACGGGCCTAAGGGGGGAACTAACCTCACTGGCCAACAAGTCGGCCAGATGGTGGATCTCGCCCGGCAGCGTAATGACCTGCAGTGGCAACAAGTCAAGGATACCGGAGCAACTTACGGTGTGGATCTGAGTGGGGCGATTCAACAGACTCAAGGCACGGCCGCACCGGGACCGGGACCGAGAGCGGCCGGCGGAACTGGAAGCCACACGAGCCCGCCAAAAGGTACGGTAGCTCTCCATGCCGGGGGCAAGACTTACAACATTCCTCGTAGCCAAGTAGCCGAGTTTAAGAAGGATCATCCTGATGCCCGTCAATAAGCCAGATAAATGGGCACAATACGAGGTTGCCGCGCCCGCTGCTAAGGCCAAGCCCGACAAGTGGGCGCAGTATGAAGATAAAGCTGTCTCTGCGCCTCAGCGTAGCTTTGCTCCACCTCCGGCACCGCAGCCGTCCGCAGCGTCTCAGGAAGGTTTTTTGTCTTCCTTGGCCGCGCCCTTCATAGGCGCAGCCAAAGGACTCAAATCGGCCATTTACGAAGGCCCGCAGAATCCAGTTGAGGCCCGGATCGTAAATGCACGACCAGGGGTAAGCTTGTGGCAGGACGCTTCGCCAATTGTCGGCCGGGCTGTCTTGGCGGCAAAGCGTATGTTGGTCGACCCCCAAGTCGAGCAGGGAAGGCAAGCGAGGTCAGAATTTCAGCAAGCTGGTAAAGAAACGTCTTGGACATCCATGCACCCATCAGCAAAGGCTGTAGAGCATCGTGAGAAAGCTCTTGGCCATGGACTAGCAGCTGCCGTGCCCATGGCTGGCCCTTGGGCTGCACAGTTAGGCGAGCTGGAAGGCGAACAGATCGGAACAGGAAACTACGCGGGTGCAGCGGGAACAGCGCTGGGTAACGCCGCACTGGCCCTCGCACCCAAGGCCGCGGGCAAGGCGCTACACGCTGCGCCTGAGGCGGCGCAATCTGTCATTCGGCGATTGGCTGGCTCCGGCCCCGGCGTAGCGCGTAATCTCGCGCGACAGGTTGCTGAAGATAATCGTAAGATCAGCTTGCACAATGCCGATCGAAGGGCCGACGCGCAGCAAACCTGGCAAGAGAAGCAGGCTGAGGCGTTAGAGAGCCACAAGGCCGAGTTGCTTCGACTTAAGCAAAAGTATGCGCAGGATACGCGCGTCGCTCAGGAAAAAGCTCGCACAGGGACTGCCGCCGATCGAGCGCAGTACCAGGAAAAGCAGTTGGCCGCCAAACAGAAGTACGACCAATCTGTTCGAGACGCAAAAGAAAAATTCCAACAGGCGCGCGCTGCGGCGCAAAAGGCCAATACCGCGGCGGAACGTGAGCACGCACATAAAATTGGTCAAGTTGCGCAGCAAAACCGCGCAGCTACTGCGGCTGAGCGCGCCAAGTCTGATCAAGCTGTCCAAATGCAAGTAGGCGGGAGCCAGCTCATCTATGGGTTGAATCAGCTTGACCGCTCTCTTCGTGAACGGGCCAACTCACTGTATGATGTTGTCCGTGAGCGTATGTCCAGCGCTTCTCTCCCCTCAGACGCCTTGACTGACGCTGTTAAAGCCGCGCAGGAAAAGTGGATCCGTGGGTCGCCGGAGAAAGTTCGTGAATTCAACGCGATGCTCTCTACAGGAGAACCCGGCCCAGAACTTGCCCTAGCCAATCAAACCGCGCAAAACCTTGGATATAAGGACTTTCACGCCGCGATTACCAGCCCGCAGATGCGTGACACGCTTTCGCGTGTACTTCCGCCCGACGTATGGCAAGCGGCAATCGGTCAAGGAACCAAGCCTATTTCTTGGAACGATCTTCAAGGGTTTTACGAAGAGACTGGGGCCAAAATCGCCGACGGTCCTCAGCCCGGTAAAGGAGACATTTACAAAGCGCTTCAGCAGGTTCATGGTTTTATTGGCGATCAGATGCAACAGTTAGCTGATGCGCACGACACGGGCCCCCAATTTCAAGCTGCGCGCGCGTTTTACCGTGACTATATGAAAGCGTTCCACGACCCGACCGGGCCGTCTAGTTCAGGCTCGCCCATTGCCCAGGCACTCTTGGCTAAAGATCCTCTTACCGCCGTCGATAAATTTGCCGGCGACGCCGGCGATCGCGGTGTAGCCAATCTACGCCAATACAGCGACAGCTTGGCCAACCTCGCTCAAAAAGTTCGGCAAACGGCGCAAACCAAAGTTTCAATTCCAGCTCGTAAGACCGTTGCGGATATTCCCGCGCCAAAGGTTCAGCCCGTTCCTGCCGGGGCTAATCTATCTCTGCCCCCAATTATGGAATCCGCCCCTGAGCCCCGTGCGGTCAATGCACCTCTGCCTCCGATTCTACCTGAGCCTGAAGCTGTGCCATTTCATGCGCCCAAAATCACACCTACTCAAGTGATTTCTGAGGCTGACTTGCGCCGTGCCAACGAAGCCGCCGTTGAGCGTCGCGGATCATCAGCAGCAGGCAGTCTGATCCGGCTCGCTATGGTCTGGCCCGCATTTCACATGCTAAGCGATCTCATGCGGGGAAAAGAGGTTGAGCCTAATGGCCTGGCGGCCATTCCGGCCGCTGGAGCTACCAGTATGGCTATCGAAGAGCTACTTGCTCATCCCGATGTTAGAGAATTTCTCACTCGTCCTACCCGACAGCAAGTCGCGCAGATTCCGTCTGAACTGCGCGGAGAGCTGCCAAACATTGTGGCCGCGGCCAAAGGGCGCGGCGTGCCGGTCAGTCCGTTGCTCGCCGCGTATGCCGCCGCAATGCAGCGAAGCCAAAGTAGGCCTGACCAGCAAGAGCAATATCTGCCTGAAGCACAAGGAGGAATCCAGTGAAAAATTCTGTCAAACGCGTGGTGGCGTTGCTCGCGCTCGCTGGCGCTTCTGTCCCTTGCTCTCTGTCGGCGCAGATCCCCTCTGGCTACGTCCAGACTACGGCCACGGTTTCAGCTTTGGCCAATGGAACCTTTGGCGCCTCCTGGACCAATCTTTCCTCTTCGGTTCAACTCGGACTGCTTGGCTGCGTGTCTACCTTCCAGACCACGGTAAACGGTCGGCTGGACTCTAACGGACATTTCTCAATCTTGCTCGCTGACACTGCGCAGATCTGCCCATCACCCTCAACTTGGACTTTTGCCTTCACTGTGGCCTGTCCCGCTGGGGCAACCAATAATGGCTTTCTGGTCGCGATTCCGGTCACTGGCGGCGGCGGAACCGAGGACATCTCGGCTGAAGTTACCGCAGCAGTTCCAACCGATCCTTGCAAAGGCAGTGGGGGCGGTGGCAGCGGCACCCCCGGTGGCAGCAATACCGACGTCCAGGTTAATTCGTACGGCGAGTTCGCCGGATACGCCACGTTAACTTACGATCCTGCTGTCGGCCTGTGCATAGACGGGTGCCCCCAGAGCTTCACCGTTACCATCGGACCGCAAGAGGCGCTTACCGCTTCGTGGATCTTGGACGACTCCACGCCACAGACCACGGCGGATAGTATCCTTGGCGGAAAATCCGGTTGTCTGTCTGTCGCCGGCGGCGTAGTAAGCGGTAGCGGTATTCCATGCGGCACGGGAAACGGTACCGTCACCAGCGTTGCAGTAACGGTGGCGGCAGGATCACCCTTGACGGTCAGCGGCTCTCCGGTCACCTCAAGCGGAACCTTTACTTTGGGAGCAGCAACCAGTGGCGTCACAGCAGGAACCTATGCCTACCCGTCTTCAATCACCGTGGATATCTACGGCAGAATAACGGCAATCGTTGCGGGTACAGCGACGGCGCGCACATGCAACTCGAATGGCTGCTATTGGACAGACGCGAACGGGCTTATCTGGGAGCAATTCTACGCGGCACCGGATATACAAGTGACGCACACGTACACTTTACCGTATGCGCTGCCGAACACAATTCAGAACGTCACATGCCTGCCGTCCAGATGCGCTTCGGGCGCATCCTGCACCACTGGTAATGACTATGCGTCAGGCTTGGCAACTTATGCGTGGACACTATCAACTATCTCGCTGGCCATTGACAATTCCGGCTGGGGAGCGTTCTGCACCGTGACGGGAAATTAGGAGAGATTTATGCGCAAGCTGGCTGCTATTGTTTTCGTACTATCATCGATTCTTCTGCCTGTTTGCCAGGCACAGACCAGGATCACCGGACCGACGATTATCCAGAGCGGAGGAGGCGGCACGGATGCCGACGCGGTGCATTACAACCCAACCACGACAGCCTATATTATTCTCAGCTCATCGGTCACAACGGATGATTTTGGAGGACTGAGCGGACCGTCTATTACTGCCGGTGCATGGTCGGCTGACGGAACGACTGGCACGGTCAATACGACCACAGCGCACGGACTTACTACAGGCGATTGGGTGAAGGTTCTGGGGCTCACTGGCTGGTTTTCACCGCAGACAAACCGAAGTTCCTATGATACAGGTCAGGGTGTATTCCAAGTTACGGTAACGTCTCCAACCCAGTTCACCTTTTCCTATTCGACCAACACTGGAAGTGGCACGGGAGGCACGATCAATTCGGCGAACTATTGGGCCGCGTATCAGCTTGCAAACATGCCCTTCATCAAGGGTCACGGGAGTCTTTCGCAAGTAGGGTCAACTCTTGCGGATGCCAACACCTACTTTTCGAGCAAGGTGAATTGTTCTCTAGGTACACCGACCTATCTTATTTTGCAAATAGGCCAAGCAGATATAGCAGTGAATAGCAACAGCGCATACACGGTGGAGCAAAATTTCAAATCCGTGTGGACCCAGGCGCACGCTGCCGGATGCGTGGTGGTGCAGGGAGCTATTCTGCCGACATCTTTTGGCCTATACGATGGCGATACCGCAAGGGGAACAATTGCCGCAGTCAACACATGGTTGGAGCTACAGGCAAAGAGTTCTTCGGGTGCTTCCGGTGGCGCGTACTGGGATCGTTGGATTGAGTTTGGCTCGGATTTGTATGCCTCGAACAATTTGGTGGCAAACACGGCCAGCGGAGCGCACGCTTTTGCGACGTATGTAAATCGTGCATATGCCACTCAGGAGGGTGACCACACAGGTCATCTACCATTCTGGAACGCGTGGACCAATGGCTTAGCCTACGACTCTTCATTAACGTTTCTTGACAGCTCCTATAACCCCACGGTGACTGTATATCCCAGCTCTTCTAGTTTATTGTTGGGCCTTTACTATCCTGTCTACAATACGCCGCATATGTATGTAGGAACAGATGTTGCTGGCGGTGGTGGCCCGAGCAACACCTATGATTTTCAATTCCTGATAGATGACTCCAACACGCAGACTATCTTCGGAACTAATTCTCGTATGCCCGTAGAGAAGTGGGGACCGAACGCAGCGGTAACAGCCTTTCAGCGGATGATGTTCAATAAGACCACGTTTCGGTGGTGCCCGAAGAATAGTGATAACGGTATAAGTAATTGCACCACAGGACTTTCACGCTATGCGGACGGAACTCTTAGTTTTGATGGACCAAACTTCAACGACGGACTGGGGAGTGCGAGGCTGTACAGCGTCTTCGCTACAGCGACCGCTGCGCCTACAGGTTCATGCTCTACGAATGGCCAATGGGTCCCTGCTGTTGATGGATCGCTGACACGCTGCCTCAGCGGGACGTGGACAACGTTCAGTGGCGGCTCCTCATCTTTCGCGCTATCCACGACAGGCACGAGCGGACCGGCAACCTACACTGGAGGCGTGCTGAACATCCCCGTATACTCGGGAGGAAGTAGTTCTGCCATCCACACTATGATTGCAGTAGGTACGACGAGCGTTCCGGCAGGTGGCTGCTTGCCTACCAGAACGACTTACAGCACGGCGACGATGACCGGCGTGACCACAAGCATGACCTTCAGCTTTACATGGAGCACGGATTACTCCGCAGTGAGCGGATGGACGCCTAGCACACCCGGTCTGTACTTTACATCCTATCCGACAGCAAATACCTTGAACTATCAAGTGTGCAATGCGACCAGCACGGCGATAGTGCCTGGATCAAGTACCACCTGGAATGTGAGCGCACAATGAAGAAGGCTATTTTTATCCTCGTGCTTTTGTTGACGACAGTGGCTCAAGGCCAATGGACAATCGGATCGCGCTCTTTTGCGCCCGTTGCAGGTTCACCCACTGTCTGCCCATCGGTGATTGTTGGCTCTCAGGTCAGAGAGTTCTGCACGTCAAGCGTGTCCTGGCACGCTGTCACCAATGGCTCCAATATCACGGTGGAGGCAATAGGTGGTGGCGGCGGTGGAAATCAAGGTAACGCCAGTTATGGATCAGGCGGCGGCGGCGGGGAATACGCCGAATCTTCGATATCCTACACGTCCGGGTCGGTTGTCGCTGTCACGGTAGGTGCAGGCGGTGCATTAAGCAACACAAGTACAGGCAACGCTGGCAGCGCAAGCTCTTTCGGGTCTTCTGTTATCGCCAATGGAGGAGCCGGTGCGACAAATACCTCCACTCTGGCGTCGGGAGGAACGGCGGGAACAGGTTCAACGCTGCATGATGGAGGATCGGCAGGCACTCCAAATACGCACACTGCTTTTAGTGGCGGTGGTGGCGCAGCGGGTCCGAACGGAGTCGGGGCCAACGGAGGAGCAGGAAACACGACCACCGGTGCACCGGGAGCTGGCGGAGGCGGAGGGTCTGGGGGTGGTGCGGCGGGTAGCGATCCTTCCGGAAATGACGCCATAGGCGGAGCTGGCGGCGCGAATTACACGGCGTCGGTTGCAGGAGGCGCGGGCGACACAGGTGCGGGAGCTGTTGCGGGAAGCGGAGATTCAAACGGTGCTTCTGGCGGTGGCGGCGGCACTAAAAACACAGCTAGCACTGTCGGCAATATAGGGGGCTCAGGTGGCAATGGGATTGAATGGGGATCGGTAGGTTCTGGCGGCGGTGGCGGTGGCGGTGGAGGATGCTCCACGGGATCATCTGGGTGTACTGGTCCGGCTGGAAACGGTGGTTCCGGTGGTCTGTATGGCGGTGGCGGTGGAGGTGGAGGATTTAGTAGTACATCGACCATGGGTTCAGGTGGAGCGGGCGGACAAGGTATCGTAGTTATCACTTATACTCCCTAAGTGCGAGAGGGCATCATGGTAATCGACAGGGACATCGCGGACACGAACGAGAGGGTGGCGAAGCTGGAGGCGCAGATGGAGGCCCACGAAGAGCGCCACACCCGCGAGGCTCAAGAGGCCGAAAAAACCCTAAAGCTGGCGGTCAGCAACGAGGTGGCACTGTCAGCCGCGTCCACCAGCCCTATCAGCGCGGTGCTAAAGTGGGTGGCAGGACTGGTAGCAGCAGGGATCGCAGCATTGTTTGTGTGGCTGTCGAAGAGGTAAAATTATGGGCACGAAAGGGCCAGAGATGAGCGATCAACTCGATTTTGGAGACGGTACTTGGGAACAAGCCGCGCCTCTGATTCGGACCACACTTGAGCAGCTTGACAAGACAGTGAACGGCAATGGGAAACCGGGGATCAAGGCCGAGGTAGCAGAGCTGAAGGTGATCGCTGCCACGTCTCTGAAGTGGGTCAAGGGCATTGGTGTCGTGCTTAGCCTTGCTATCGCTGCGGCGGCGCTATACGTCGGGTATTTGCAGCTCAGTCACAGGATAAGCCAAACGGACACACCCCACGCAAACGCAGAACAACGCCGTCCCGTTGATAGCAGTATTCCAGCCGCAATTGCAACAGAATTGAAAGGACGCTAGACAATGAGTGACCAAAAAGACGGATATCCGATTACGCCATGGCCCAGGCCTGACCCGCATCCTATCATTGAGTGCCACAAGTTCCGTCGTGGCCGCAAGGCTCTTGTTACTGATTCCAGAACGCTGAAGCTGGCGCGTTACGTCGAAGGAATCGCCCTTCCCACGCCTCCGTCTGTGCAGCACTGGGCTTCCAGCTTCACGACTTGGGGCATGATGCTCAATGCGACTTTAGGGGATTGTACAATCGCAGGTGTGGCGCATGGCATCCAGACGTGGACGGCGGCAAACGGCGCGGTCGTCACGATTCCAGACTCGACAGTGGAAGCGTATTACAAGTCGTGGGACGGCTACGACGGGACGCCAGACAGCGACCAGGGAGGCATTGAGCTGGACGTGCTGAAGAAATGGCGTGCTCAGGGATTCTCCGGTCACAGGATTTACGCCTTTGCTGACCCCAACCCGAAGAATCACACCGAGGTCAAGACGGCCATCTGGTTATTTGGCGGTCTGTACATCGGCTTCGAGGTTCCGAGCAACATCGATGAGGATGCCGGGGCGACGTGGGACGTGGCCGGTGCTGAAGCGACAGACGGTGGCCACTGTGTGTTTGTGGTTGGCTATGATGACCAGAAGCTTGAGGTAATCTCTTGGGGCGAGAGGTACTACATGACCTGGGCCTTCTGGGATAAGTACGTGGATGAGGCGCACGCAATTCTGAGCTACGATTGGTTCAACAAAGACGCAGCCCCCTCCGGGTTCAATCAGGCACAGCTTCAGGCTGATCTTGCGGCGGTGACGAGATGAACTGGGAAGCCTATTTCAAGTCGCTGCTTTCTCTTGTGCTTTGGCGAGAGGCGGCAGATCAGGGACATACCGGAATGCGGGCCGTGGCTCACGTCATCCGCAATCGCGTGTTGGCTACGCACCTTCCTTTTCAATGGGAAGATGTTATCGAAGCCAAGGCTCAGTTCTCCAGCATTACTGCTCCGGGCGATCCTATGCTGATTAAATGGCCCAAGCAACCGGACGCTGCCTTTGAAGACGCTATGCAGATAGCAGAATCGGTTTACAATGGTTCTGATAATGATCCCACGGGCGGGGCTACGATGTACGCGAACCTGCACGTCTGCCATCCCGATTGGAACTGGTCAAAACTGACACAGACCGCCGTCATCGGGGCGCACACATTTTTCAAGACGAAGTAAGGAGAACAATCATGTCAACTACCGTGAAAGCATGGCTTCATTCCATTGCCGCAGCCGCCATTGGCGGCGCGGTTAGTGCGCTGTCGGCAGTGATCGTCGCGCCGACCATTTTCAACTTCACTACGACCGGCGCTCTGCACATTCTGGAGCTTGCCATCACAGGTGCCATCATCCCGGTTCTGGCGCTGCTTAAGCAAAGCCCTTTGCCGGGTGACACGGATGCCACTCCCTATGGTCTGCACGGCGAGCCCTATGATCCGGCGAAGCCTCCTGTGGACGGCGCGAACACGCTCGGCCTGAACAAGTAACCGCCGCAAGATGGCGCACACGAAAGGAACACATGACCACGATTGATCGCTTCACAGAAAAGATGAAAGTCCTGACGATGGCATCGCTGATGATTTTTGCCACGATGTTTGTCCCTGCAACCGCTGTCACCATGACCGGCTGCACGGTGACCACAACGCAGATCGCCAACGACGCGACTGCCGTAGCCAAGGTTGCGCTCCAGATTGCCACGGCCGCCGCAGACCTCTATCCGACCATCTCGGCCAAGATCACCCTGGCGGCCAACGACGTGTCCAGCGTGGCCAATGCGCTGCTCTCCGGCACAACCACCGAGGCCCGCCTGATTGCCGTGCTTGAGGCGCTTGACACGATTCTGTCGGCTATCCCAACAACCGTGACGCAGACGATTTCGGAGTTCCTGCCTATTGCCATTGCGGGCATCGAGGCCATCTACTCTTATGTCGGAACCACATCGGCATCACTCGCGAAGAGTGCGCTGCGGTCGACCAGCAGTCCGTGGGCGGGAAAGGCGAACATCAAACATCGCTTTGGCCGGTCGCGTGAGGGAGACTTCAGAGCGGCTTGGAACGAAGCGGTGAAGAATAACCCCGGCGCCGGATTCGCCAAGGTGTAAACTAGTGAACAAAATTTGACAAGGGTCGCTCATTGCAGCGGCCCTGTTTTTTCGAGGTGAATTGTGGCGCTATGCAGAGAACAGCTTTTTGAGAATATCACTCCTGCGATCTACGCTTCACTGATAGAAAAAGTGAAGGCTAAAACAGGCGTGATCATCACTGGCCTAGAAGGACAGGCGTCATCTCAAGGGTACACTGTCACTTATCAGTTCAGTCCGAGCACTGGTGTCCTGTCACTTCAGTGCCTAGCGGCGCCATGGCCCGCAAGTTGGGCGTCAGGGAAGATAGAATCCGCAATCGCGCAGATGGTTCGCGACGCCCAGCCATAGGCCCGTCGTCACCCCGCGGCACGGGCGTTTCTCTGCCCAACACACCAGCAAGGGGCAGGAGCACGGTAGACGCGCAAGCGGGACACACCAGCGCATCATTGCCGATATTGCTACAATCCTGGCAGAGAAATGCGGACGACAGTGGGATGTAGCTTTTCATGGAGTGCTCAGTCATGGCGGATAGAATCCCTCTCCTTCCGTTTCATGCGTGTGATAACTCCCCGCAACGAAGCGTTGACGCGCTGCTCGTGCTTCATTCGGTTGTAGTACTCGTTACGCCCATTCAGATAATACTTGGCGTTCTCATGCAAGAGCTTGGTATTGGCGGCGTCGTACTTGTCCAGCAACTTGCGCTGGCTTGCGACCGTCTGCTCCAAGTGTCCTATGCGCTCGAAGAGTGGTAGCGCCCACCGCCAATCTGAGCGCAAACTATTAGCAATACGGTTATACTGATCCTTCAGGTCTTCAGGAATTGGCTTGTCCATCACCGCGCCGCCCTTCCATGGAACGCAGTATGCTTATCCCTGTCAGCAACACACGCTCCGCAGATATTGCACTCGTCTGTTTCTGTAAAATCGATAGGCGTGTACATGACGACCTCCGGGTACTCCATCTCATGCACCGCGCTGGCCGGTACATCCATAGACTGGCCTCCGGTGGGGTCTAGCAGCGTGACGGTTGGCTGTGCTGCAATCACCGGCTCCTGCTTGGCAAGGACGGCGTTGACCGCATCGAGGAAATCTACGCACGCGTTATGCAACCCATTTTTTGTAGACAGATATCTGTCGTGCATCTCGTTTGCTTCTCCAAGTGTTACCTTCGGAACCGTGGAGAAGATGGATAGTATGCGGTCGATTTTCTTGTCAGGCAACTCGATCCCAGTCTCGTAGTAAATCATCTTACGCGCTTCGATGTACTGCTCTTGTGCGTAGTTCATGGCTTCACCTTCCTAACCCACCTTAGTTCCCACCCTAAGCCCGCGGCCACTTTTGGATTCATAGGCCGCCGGCCAGACTTCACTTCGCGCAAGTGAGCGGGATCGATGCCAATCTGTCGGGCCAGCCGCGCGCCAGATCCATAGCCCTCAGTGTGCTGGTCCAGATCGGCTAGAACTTCCGCATCGTTGACCGGGCGCACGGCTAAGCGCTTCTGCTCGCGTCACTGCCACAGATGTGACGCCGGTTCCACATAGCCAGAGCATCTTGCGAAGACTCATACGCGATAGTCGTGCAACGGCAAGCCAAGTTATCGCATTTTACCCAAAACTGTGACCGACTAGCTTGGCTCACCCGATCGTTATTTGTGTGCAACTTAGCCTCAGTCCCACAAAGCGGGCAGTCAGCCACGAATTGATCTTTCTCCAAATCGACAATCATTCCCGATTCCTCTCTTCCAAACGCGCCCAATTGTTTCAAAGAAGGCCCAAGCTGGGAGAATCGCCAGATAATCTCAGCTCAGGCCCTCTTCGTTGCAGCCCAACTTCCAAGCCTCAGCGCGAGGTGAGTGGAGTAGGGAAAGGCCCGCGCTGAAGCTGTACTGGAAGCCTGGTGCTCGGTCTGGGCGGGCCGAGGGGCTGCAAACTTGATACGACGGGTTGGGTTTTCACCAACTTGGTTCGGTATAACCAAGATCGAACCGGGACACTTGGCTATGTTTGATTGCCGCATTCCTCGACGCCCTTATCGCCGCGTAAGCGGGATTGGCTACCCCTGGAGAAGTCCTACTAATATGCACCGCGTCACCGCGGCTGGACTCCAAGCAATTTTGAACCACCCATACAAGTCATAGTCCAACACTACAAGCCGTCGTAAACTTAAATCAAAGAGAGACGCCAGATCCACGTATAAACGTCTTGGCGCCACACGCCGGACAAGTATGCTCCCAAACTTCGCCGGGAGGCACGTAAAGCATGTTTGGCGCGTTGTGCTCTGGATGCTCACACCGCTTCTGATCCCAAGTCGAGTCATGAATCTTCTTGTCGGGCACGATTGCCCCCGATCTTTTGCGTCTGTTTGGCCGCCCGTTCAACCGTTACCGGCTGCATAGCCTTGAACAAAGCCATCGCGTACTTTCCTGATGCAGACACAGACCTGATCTTGCCTGAAGAATCCTTGCGAATTGTCAAAGTTGATCCGCTCATCGATCTGCCCTTTCGCCTTCACCCGTTCTCCGGCCAGTTTCTTTTGAATCAGTCTGACCATATCCGCTACCTTCTGCCAGTTCGTCGCTGGCCTGATTCCCGGCCGATCCGGCGGCTGTGGCGGAGGAAGGCTAGAGCAATCTTCGATTTTCATAATCTGATCCCTCCACTTCCCAAACTGTATCACTCTTCTTACATCCTGTCAATCCTTATTTGCAAACTTTCTTTAATTGCGAACTCTTGGTCTGACAAACTCGGCAGCGACGCGCCGGTCCAGCTCATACTTCTTTACGTCGGCCAAGCGGTACACCACGCGGCGGCCCAGCTTGACATAAGGGCAGCCCTTTCCCTGACTCCTCAGATTTGCCAAGTACCCGCGGCTGGTGCGCCAGCGGACCGCAAGCTGATCGGATGTGATGATTCGGCTCATTCCGTCCACGGCACGCCACCCCCTATATACTTGTCAAATTCCTTCCGCAAAGTTTCCAGAGGCGCTTTGAAGTAGGCGTAGCTCGTATCACCCTCTGCCAGCCGCGCGCCACCGATCTTCCTCTTCTCAAAGCTTGGCGCCATCTGGCGAAGGATCTTTCCAAAGCCCACGTCGTTGGGCAGCCTCCCCTTAATGTTCCGATTGCCAGACCAACGGCGAAGAGCCTCCCGCAGCCGATTAGAGGGAATCGTATCCGGCCATTCGCCACCCCAGTCGCCGCCGGCGATCGTACCCGCCGACAATGTATCGTACCACCATTGTGGTACGGGCTCCAGAGACGAAATCTTTTGAGAGGTAAGGCCCGCCGTGTTAGGAGCCAGGTTCACGTCCTGCGTGATCTTGTAGTCCATGAGGTAGCGCAGCAGATAAGCCGAGCCTCCTTGCTCGTCCAAGCCCAGGCGCATCTCCTCGAAATACTTGCGATCCTGCTTGCGCCCATCCCCCACCTCAAAGACCGCCCAACGGCGCTCGTCCTCACTGGCTGGCACAAGCCACTCCTCATTGCCGATCACGACCACCCTGGTCAGGTTCCGAACCGTAAATGACTCTTTTCCCTTCAACTCGATCAGGTGCTCTGTGCCGGTCACCAGATCCTTGACCACGCCTTCCGCTTCCTTATCCCCGGACCAGAAAGCCTCGTCGAGAACAAACAGCAAGCACCGTTGCAAGTGCGAGGTAAAGTTGCCAACCAAATATCGGCGGCGAGACGTGGTCATGGCATGGCCGCCGAGCAATCTGCTGACACGCTCCACAAGTGCATTCTTGCCTGTGCCCTTCCCGCCGCGGAAGACAACAGCCACCAATGGCTTCTCGTACGGCTTCTGCACCAGATGGGCAAACCAGCCGGTGAGCCAGTCAGCCAATAGCTTCTCGTTACCACAGATGTTCTCAAGCAGATGCTCTTTCCAGCGCTCGACCATGGGGTGATCCGGGGTGTCGGCCGGCTTCACGGCGAAGCCCCTCCACATATTGAACCAACGAGCGCCTGCATCCAAGCCCGGCTCGAAGACCATACCGTCGAAGCTCCTGCGCTCAGGCCACTCCAACCACATCGGAGCCACAGGTCTGAGCTTATCTGCGATCTGCAGCTTGTTGTTGGCCTGCATGTCCAGAAACGACTGCTTGCTCATCAGGTGGAAGGCATAGTCAGCCTTCCGATCCGTCGTTTCCCACAAGATGTTGCCTGTGCCCCCGGCGAAGACAAAAGCAAAATTCTCGTTCAACTTATAGAAAGGGTGGAGTTTAGCCTGCTCCTCAGTCTGGGGTTCGACTGGAGGGAAAATTGCCTCCGGCGCAGCCACACCTTGCGGATCTTTTCCATACTTGAACGCGTTGCGAACTTTCGTTTCAAGTTCTTCGTCGTTCCAGGGAGGAGAGCAGCGCTCATTCCAAGAGGTCATCAGCTCGATCGCCTGATCGGCCGAGCAGCCCAAGTCCTTCAGGTGCAAAGCCACCTTGTAGGTCTCGGTATCGCCCCCGGCGCCCTCGGTCGCTGTCGGGGCATAGGATTCCAGCCACGCAGCGGCCCGCTGCGCCGCTCGGCCCGGCTCAATGCCCGTCAGCGCCTTCGTATCCCCCTCAGCGCGCTCCTTGGCCGCGCCGAGGCGCTGGACTAGCCAGTCTGGAGCCAGTGCAATCTGAGTGTGATGCGAAACCACGTATTCTTTGCCATCGATGACGCTACCTGGTCCCAAGACATATCCGCCACGACTTCTTGTGTCTATACCGCTTCCGAGGGTGTCGGTCCCTTGGCGCAAAGCCTTGGGCGTCCGGTAGTAGAAGTGGGAGCCACCACTTGGCGTTAAAACCGTGAATGTCTCGGGTAGCTCAAAGCCCTCAAGTTCGAGATTGAGAAGGCTCAGATCTCCGCGCTTGCCCTTCTTTATGTCGACATCCACAACCACTAGGGCTTGATCCCTGCTGTAGTGACTGGTGGATATTCCAATGTTCCCCGGCTGATCTCTCCACCAGGATTCGATTTGCTCTGGGTCCGTAGTCGCGACGTTCGGGTAGTCTTTAACCGCCGGCAACTTAGAGTTGGATATGCACGGAAAAATACGGAATCCACCGGCAGCCAAACGCAGCGCGAATTCGAATTGAGAAGAGGACACTTACTCACCCTGAGAAAAGTAGAATTCCATGAGCAGATTGAAAGCCGCGGCGGCAAGCTGGTGACTTGCGTCGCCAAAATGGTCGTGCAGAATACCGTTCTCGTAGTCTGTAATGTGTTGACGCGCGTGATTGAGAATCTGTTCCTTCCGCGTCCGTAACAGGCTACCTCGTGAGCGATCCCCGGTCTGCGCTCTGGCGTGGAAGCTATCGGCACCGTATTTCTCCTCGCCATAGCGGCCGATCTCGTTCATCAACTCAAGGAATCCAGAGTTCAGAAACTCGTATGGCTTAGCTTCAGCTTCGTCCCGATCCTGAATGATCGCCCATATCCTGCGAGCCTTTTCCCTGGAAATGACCCCGCAGCATTGTATCTTGCTGCGATCCCGCACATCAGCCATATACCGTTTGTCCATCTCCCACATGAACAAAACTTTCTTCGCCGCCTTCGCTATCTCGTGATGCTTTTCCGAGTACCTCTTTGCGCTAAAACTCATCTTTGTGCCCTCCTTCAGTATTTCTCATTCAGATCCCGCAACCAAAACAACTGTTTCACGCTAACAGGCGCGAAGTCACAGCCCATCGACTCCACAAACTTACGTTCGCCTAGAGTCATCTGATCCAGGCAGTCCTGAATTCGGCCCACAATCTTGGATGCTTCGAGACGTCTCTCCTGCGGCGTCAACGTGGATTGACTTAGATCGTTGTAACCCATAGCCCTACACCCCCTCAGGAAGATCAAGTTTACGAGTCGGGACAGGAACCCCATTCAAAGTATTCATAAATCGCTTTGCTACCTCTCTCGAAAAGGGATACGATACGTGAACCTGGAGAGCGATGAAACCCCTCCTGTTATTATCACGGACTATCCAATACCGATCCACTTCACTTGAGCCCCGAACTTTCTTCTCAAGGAGCTCCAGACTAGGTGGCCTCATAACTGTTTTCATGATCTTTTTCCTCAAATTGAACGCCAGCTTCGGTCAGTAGCCCTTGGGCCAATGCCCAGTCGGCTTCCCACTTACTCGGTTTGGTTCCACTTAGAAACACGACCCGGCACATACCGGCTTGAATGAGCAGCGCGGCGCACTGTGCGCATGGCGGCAGAGTGATGTATGCCACACTTCCCTTGAGCGAGTGCCCATTCCGCGCCGCAGCGGCTACAGCATTTGCCTCCGCATGGACCACCAGCTTCAGCTTTGTCTCGCGATCATACAGGCGACGGTCGTCAGCTACGCCACGGGGGAAACCGTTGAAACCCGCCGAAAGCAGGTTATGATCTTCGTCCACAATGACACATCCGACTTTCGTAGAAGGATCTTTCGACCAGCTCGCAAACAAACATGCCATGTCAAGAAATCTTTTATTCCAATTAGCCATTAAATCACCCCTTCCTATAACGCTTCCCGTGCCAAGCCTCGGCAGCCAATGGTAATCCCGGCGCATAGCTTGGCGTTGTGGACATGATCGCGATCATACGCTCCATCGCGTACTGCGCGCGGAACTGCTTAACTTCAGCCACAGGCTCGTCGTGAACGTGGAAAACAATGGGAATGTCCTCAGCTTCGATCGCGGTCATCGCTGTAGCCAGAAGATCACGACAGAAGCCCTGCGTCGCATTCTCAGCTAACGGCCCGCCATGCGTGGACACACGCTGCCATCTGCCTTTCGAATTAGGATCTGGCAAAACCTTCAGCTTCTTTCTCTGCGTCTGATCAACGACAGTCATGAACGTGAGCGCTTCTTTTTCTGCGCCCCAAGGAGTCATCACTGTACGAATCTCTGGGTACGGATAGCACAGAGCGCGGCCGCTGGGCAACAACATCCACAGGAACGAGCCGGCCTTGCGGAACTTCACCTGACGGCCAGCGGGACCGACAGCGTACACGCCAGTCGATTGCATCGCATCGAGCGCGGCGCGCTCCAGAGCGTACCAGTAGGAAACCGTCTTTTTGTTCGCTTGGCGCCAGTTCGTTTTAATCTCGTCCGCTTCCTCATCTGGGACGTGGATACCATAATTCTTAGCCATTGACTGAAAAGCCCCGACTCCTCCGCCATATCCAAGTTGCAAAATGCTCACTTTTCCGACCAACCTCTGAAACCAATTTACCTCTTCCATCGGGATGTGGTAGATGCCCGCCGCCGCGTGCTCGTAGATTTTGCCGTGCGTGCGAAAGACTTCAAGCACATCGTCTTGCCCGGCAAGCCACGGGAGCGCGCGTGCTTCGATCTGAGAGAAGTCACAGGCCACCAGTTCGTTGCCTTCACCCGCGATCAGCATCCCACGGATGCAATCGGAAATCGCAGTCATGCTCGGCCCGTAAAACAAATCAAGCATCTCCTTATCGTCGAGCATCGAGAACATAGCCTCGACATCCGCAAACTTTGTCCCCAATCGAGGCCGCGGAAGATTCTGGACTTGTACCCCCCGGCCTGCCCATCGACCAGTCGATGCCACGTGGAACTGGTGCATATTGCGAATGCGGCCGTCTGCCGACGCTTTGTCGCGCATGGCGATCAGTTTCGCAGTAGAAGACTTGGCAGCCTCCTGACGGAGTTCCAGCGCGCGGCGTACCGCCGGAGGAAGTATTACCCCCCACGAAGCAGACTCCTCGTCATCGTTGGCCAAAGCGTTCAGCACGTCAGCCTTGGCCAAGCCATCCATCTCGACGCCTTGAGAGGCAATCCACTTGCCAAGCATCTGGACCTCAGTGCAGGAACCGACCACGCCACCGGTGACCCTCAGCATCTCTCCGTTCAGCCGCTTCTGCTCAGACTGGATAATCGCTATGCCCTTGTCAACACTCTCCAGATCGCACATCACGCCACGGTTGTTGATCTTGTGGTCCAGCTCCCACAGAGCCCACTCGGACGGAGACAGGTCCATCAACCGGCCAAGGCAAGCCAGTTCGGTACGCACGTCCTGCTTGTTGTAGCTGTAGAGTGCGAGAAACTTGTCCAAAGTCTCGGGCGTGCGGCGCCACATCGTTCCATCTTTCTTCGGCTTCGCCAACTGCAGCATGATCCTGTGGCCTACTGCGTCCTTGCGCTGGTCTACTCCGAGCGCCGGCGCGGCGTCTTCCAACGCACCAGGAAGAGCCATCGCGTAGGCCCGCACCATGGAGCAACGGACCTGTTTGATGGGGAGGGGAAGCCAACCGTACTTGCGAACGCAGCAGAGATTCCAGATAGCCCACTCGAAAGCCGCATTCCACGCCGTGATGATGCCGCCTGCTTCGACGTGAGCCTTGAGATCCTCGGGGAAGGGCTCACCTTCCACCCAAGTCTTGACTTGCTCCGGGTCGGGGCCATAAGAGAAGCAATGCACACCTGTGGATTCATTGGTGGCATAGTTATGCAAGCCTGATTTTTTCAGGTCTACTTCGGAAAAGGTTTCAAAATCAAGACCAAGAGATTGCATGATGGATTCTTTCTTAGCTTAAATGGCGGAGCGCCGGTGAGTCGAACACCGTCAGCCCGAAAGCTGTGCTGGTTAGCAACCAGTTCCATTACCGTCCTGGCCGCGCTCCATTTTGCTGTCTGACAATAGCCTGATCATGCACTCGCAATTCGCCGAGCGACATTGCAGCCCGCTCGATTAGTATTCTTCGAGTGCATTCGTCGCATCTTACGCGACTAAGGGACGATTCTGTCAGGCGATCTTCGGGAACGACTCTGCCGCAGCCTTCAAAGCATTTCATTTCGCTGAACCTGCGTCCCTGTCGAAGAGACACCCAGCACGTCACACGTCGCCCCCACGAAGAATTGACAAAAAGATGGCTACTGCGAATTCATTTAGCTGCGTACTCGCCTTCAGACCGCAACTTAAAAGGACTGACAATTACACGGGGCTCAACATACACAGGGGACACATCTCCTGAGCCGTTAGGATTGGCACACACCACCCACGTACCCTCCGCTGAAGGCGGCATGTAAAGCCCGTTCGGCTCGGCCTGAGGCAGCGTTCCGTAGCCGTACTGGCTGTCCTTTGTAACCTTCTCTGGATTGCTGAATTGCACTCCATAAGGAAGTCCGTAGCCAATCGAGTTACACAAATGCCACAGCTTTCCATTCATGTCCGGGACATAAGTGTACGTCACAATCTTCTGGTCACGAAGCTCGTACAGATGCTTGACCAGTTTTGCTTCCGTGTAATTTGTGATTCCTGGCAGCCCAGTCTGGGCTACCTGCTGACGTTGCGACGTTTCCTGCTGCTGCGCAACCTGCTCATCTGCGGACTTTGTTCCTGCGCATCCCCGATCATCAAACGCACAGCACGACATGACCACCATAGCAACGATTGGAAAAATCAGTTTTTTCAAGTTAGTTCTCCTTGAGATTCGCAACGAACCCCTGTAGATCGACCGGGAGCTTTGAATTATCCACGTTCGATGCTTCGGTCAGGATCAAAGTCTTCAGCGCAGCCTTTTGGTCCGGGTCTTTGCTGGTCTGGTATTCAAGCCGAAGACGGCTAAGATAGTCCGTCTTGCCCTGAATATAGCTGTTGGTATTGACAAAGACTTCGCGCTCTACATTCGCACGTTTCGGGGCAAAGTATTTGTACAAGAAGAAATCGTTGCCTTCGACTGCCCATGACAGGCCGAAGAAAAGAGCGATCACCGCGATAACTGCCAAAACATATTTCACAAGTATCCCTCGATTCCAAGACAGGCCTCTTGGCCCATGTCCCAAAAAATCAAGGGGACCAAATCCAGCCTCGGCCCCCTTGCGGTCAAAATCAAAATCAAAATTATCCGAAGATCGACGTTGCAGTCTTCGCTCCGCCTTCGTTCGGCACATCGACCGGCTCGAAGGCCTTGGACGCCGGCATACGGCCGCTGCCCAAGGGATCGTCGTCCCTCAGCTTCTGCACATTCTGCAGACCAAAGCTGACGCCCTTGTTGCCCGCGTTCTCGTAGGCAAAGGCGCGAACCTGAGCCCGATACCATGCGCCGGAATATACGTCGCTGTCGTCCATGATGTCCTGCAGCTTGGCATCCACAATGCCAGGCCGCCGGTCCTCGTTGGCCGAGAAGCTCATGATGATCCAATCGTCGCCAATGCCGACGATGGGGTTCTCCAGCTCCTCGTTCAGCCGGAAGGGTGAGCGCAGGGTCTTCGGGATCTTGTCTCCCCACTTCTCCTTGGCGGCGAGCCCGGCTTCCTTCTTGAGCTCGTCCAGTTTCGCCGTGGGGGCGAAGCAAGCACGGACGCTGTACTTCGGCTTATTGACGGAGCCGTCTGCGTTCTTCATGCTTGTGGCCTTGAAGACACTAATAAAAGCGGCACGAAATTCAGGGGTGATCAAATTGTCACTCATCGAAGTGCTCTCCTTATTTCTGTTTGCTGTTGATCGTCGTTATCGGTTATCGGCTGGGGAGCTGTTGCTCTTGCCTTACGAAAAAAGTTAGTTAATCCCGTGTCCTAAAATGATGTGGACATCGGCGATGGAATCCTACGCGGCAAGTACAATTGGGGTAAGCGTATCGATCCACGACAGCCTCTGCCATCGCGACACGGTTTTTAACATAATCTGACCAACAGGCTTCTCCGTGGACAGCACAGATTATTGATTCAGGATCTCGCAACATGACGCTGCGGTAGTAGCACTCTCCCAAGTACCTACGCCTTCCACCTTTAATACAGATCGTCCACTGACCTAAAACGGCCACAACATTTTGGCATTTTCGGAATCCGCTGAACTCCTTGAACGTTACGTCACCGTGTCCGTTTTCGCAAAAGTAGTGTAGCCAATCGGTATCACGAAATCCCCGCCAAAGATCTACCGCAGAACGGCGTAAATTGTCCAGCTTCCATTCCAGCCAGCTGACTTCTACTTCGTCTCCGTCACGATAAATGAAGTGATCGCTCATTCCTGTGTCCTCACAATTGCGACTATTCCAAGAATGATTCCCGCTATTCCTGAAGCCGCTACGATTAGAAGTTGCACTCCCATTTACCACTCCTTGTTTCTGCTCGCTGTTGCTCTTGCCTTACGAAACTTTTTCTGATGCCTTCTCGTCTGATTCTTCTGCCGACGGAAGATGGGCTATGTGCTCCGGGTCGATATTAGGATCGACCTCATGAAGTAAGCCCGTCAAAACTCGCGCTAACCTTTCTTCTTCGGTAGACCCTTTAGCCCCATGCAGCGCTTCTGTAATCACGCCCGTTTGAAGCCGAGCAACTACCGCGCCCAAGCTATCCAACGGAATCCGATAGCCACGCTGATAGAATTTCAGCACCCGAAGCAAACTTCCACCAGCATCCTCATTGCGCTGAGGAGATGTGTATCGCAAGCGCTTCGCGGCCAGATCCTCGTAGAACCTATCATCGCAAATAGACTGCCATCCCGCTGGACGATTCACGTGATGCACCACAGATTGTGCTACTTCCCCATCGGTCTCCGCAGAGCGCCACCAAAAACCAGCCATAGCAATTGTGAAGTCGAATGACTTCATCAGCTGTTCTGGAGTCGTGTACGTCCAACGATGGATAATTTGAATAGGTATCCCCGCACCGTGAATGGTAAAGGCATTATCTGTTTCGTGCAGCCGCGCGCCCTTGTTTGCCAATTTCGCTACCAGAAAATGTGCCATACCCCAAGCATCATTTTTGCTGCCAACGAACAGATCAATATCATTGACAGTCTCGTTGGCTATGCAAGCGCGAACGAATCCACCGCCAACAAACACTTTTCCCGGCTTCTCCTTGAGCAACTCCAATAGGCACTTAGGCGACCGGCGCAAGCACCACTGAAGATCGTTCCAGCTAAGTTCTCTCATTCCAGTATCCCCGCAATCGTGACCGGAGCAAAGGCAGCCTTCGCGTCCACTCGAACAGGATCGCGCTTGTCGCTGACATGGACCAAGGTATGACCGCTGGATTTGCGCTCGACAAAGCGCTCAAGCTCAGCGTCCCGTTCCTTGGCATTCTTCCCCGGCGCCATCTTCGCCGCGTCGCCAATATTGATCAACTCGACAGGCTTCAGAACATCACACATAGGCACACGCAGAACGCGCGCCAGATCGACCCGATTGATCCCCTCTTTCCACTTGCGGACAGCCTGCTTCTCAACCAGCTTGTAGTCAGGAATCTCAATACCCCGCTCGGCCTCACCATAGGCAAACTCGCGTGTGTTCTTGATCCACGCTTCCAAGATCGGAAGGAAATCAAGCGTACGTGCCAGCTCCAGAGGATCATAGGCCAGGACCAGCTTGTTTTCTGGGGACAGAACGGCCCCCTCCGGCACAGGTGCAAAAACCTGCTTGGCGATAGCCTGAGCCTTTGACTTGAGCACCGGGCACTTGGGCGCGGCCAAGCACCACCGGCAACCCTTCTCGGAAGGATGCAGAAAATCGGCATCCCAAGTCTTTGAGTCCCGCTTATCGCTCGCTATGTTTACCAGGGTAACCGCATCCAACACGTCGGCGTACAGGTCCAGAAGATCGGTAGCATCAAAGTCAATGGTGCGCACCAAACCATCCGGGTGGTCGTAGCGTGGCTGAACGATACCTATGTTCACGACCTTCGCCGGAAGCTTCATAGCCATCAGAGCGGCGAGAGCATAAATACGGAGCTGAACGTTGCGACTTACGTCGACAGCAACGCCCGCGCCATACTTCAGATCCCGCACGTAGAGAATCTGCGGCCCCGGATGCCACGCAATGAAGTCCGCGGTCCCGTAAACGTCCTCGTTCACCGCGACCTTCGTCTCCACGAAGACTTTGACGCCCGGACCTGTAAGACCGATGCACTCGTCGATGTAGACCTTGACGTGCTTGGCCATCTCGACGTCTTCCGGGGTTGTGAACGTAGGCTGCGATCCATGCTGCGCCAAGTACATCAGCAGCCAGCGCTCGGCCATAGCGTGCGCCCTGGTGCCCTCTTCGGCGTACTCGGACTCGCTCTCCAGCATCCCCTCGCTCAGAACGACCGAGCCAGGACAAGTCATCCAGCGCTCCGCCCCGGAGGGCGGGAGCTTGGAATGATCAGTAGGACTAGCCATTGGATTCACCCTCTCCTAATGCCGCGTCGACACGGGCAATAAAGTCTTTCTTACGCTGACAGGAAAGACAGTCTGGATCTGAGCACCCCTCCAATTTTCGAGCCCAATCCCTGCGAAACTCCGCGAGAAGAAATCGGACTACAGAGTCGCGGGGGACAACGGCCCCGCTATCCACGGAGCGCCCCGGCAAGGTCATTCAGCTTTACAGGATCAAGGGCAAGGGCTTCGGTGACGCGGTTGCAGCCGAAAGTCTGAAGCTGGCCGATCGCCTCTTCCATGGAGTGCTTGGCAATGTAGCCGTTCAGCAGGAAGCGCAGTTTGTCCGCATCGACGATCTCGATCTCAACGGTCTTGGTCTCAGGGGCGGCCGTGGAAGCTGGGACATCGGTAACTGCTGATGCTTGCTTCGCCGCGGCCTCGTCAGCTTCGATCTCGGCCTTGGTGCGGCGATGCCGCTTGGCAGGCTGCTCGATTGCGGGGGCGGCCAGAGTAGGCTGGGCGCCATGTTGCGTTGCAGCGCCGATGCTGGGAGAAGGCTCAGGCGACGCGGGCTGCACTGGCGCAGCCGATTGTGCAGGAAATGCAGGTGCAGGTGATGCGGGTGATGCAGGTGATGCGGGTGATGCGGGTGATGCAGGTGATGCAGGTGATGCGGTGGGAACGAGAGCTATACCGGCGGCTGGCTCAGTGACAGCTTCAGCCAATTGATCGGCAGCCAAAATCAAAGTGGCCAGAAGAGAGATAAGGCCCCGCGCCTCTGTCTGAGAAAAATTCGATGTGTCAAATTGAATGTTCATTGTTCGATGCGCCTTTCAAAATTGTGAACAGCAGAAAAGAGAGCAGGTATTAGCGATCGGGAAATGACTCGGCTATCAACTTTGGAGTCTCGCTCATCATTTGTGTTCCCTGCACTCCTGCTCTCTTTTCTGCCGTTCGTTGTTCAAAACTGACATAACCCTACATCATGCTGTTTGGGCTGTCAAGAAGTATTTTTAGAGAATCTTTGCAAGCTCTTTGACCTTACGCACGAGGGCCTCGGATACCCTTTCGTCTGCGGATTTGAACAGCGAAAAGACTCTAACACGAACGGGAGCCTTCTGATTGACGCCTTGCAGCCTTTTGACAGCTTGAGCATTGTCCCCAGGGACGTAAGAGCATTCCAGAAGCGCGCATTCAGTGCATGGAGTGAGATCGATGCCAACTCCTGCTGCGATCAAATTCCCAATGAAAACCCGCGTGTCTTTTCGGTATTTGAACTGATCAATATTTTCCTGGCGCTTCTTGGCCGGAGTCTCCCCGTTGAGAGTCACCACCCCAAACTTTTTGAGACGCGCGGCCATCCACTCCACACCAATTTTGAACACACAAAATATCACGATCTTGTCGATCGCTCCGCTTTCTAAATCAGATTCTAATTGCTCTCCGATTGCAGGAAGCTTCAGCATCAGCGTAAACCTTCTCAGAGTTGTCACACTGCCCGCCGTGCGCTCGATCATACTAGCCTGCTCATCTAGAGGAATAGCCGACAAAGCCACTTGTAACTCCTGGTCAACCTGCGCAAGCTGAGGTATCAGTGGAATGAACTCCGGGCTCAAGCAAGCCTCTGAACGCGGCACGGTGACAGTCTCGAATGTGACGGGAGGTAAATCAGGCATAACCTCTGCGAGCGTGCGCCTACGCATGAACCCTGAGAGCCGCGCTTTCAACTCGTTAACGTTCTTCGAGCCTGTAATCGAAAAGCCATAGTCGGTGTTGAATCCTGAGCAGAAAAAAAATGTAAAATCCCAATAACTCTCCGGCGCCAGACCAGCGGAGTGAAGGTGAGGCCATAATTCTGACACATTATTTGGACAGGGGCTACCGCTGAGGCGCCAGCAGCGCTTCGCACTGGAAATGATGCCCAAAGATCGCTTCCCATGCCCATACAAAGCCCTTGTGCGCGCAGCAGTTCTCTCTTTTGCCAAGTGAGCCTCATCTGCCACGACAATGTCCCACTGGACGGATTTAAGAAGGTCTTTGTAAGTCACAAGCATATCGTAACTGATGATAACTACATCGGAAGTGTTAGGCCTCATGCCCGGAAAAACCACCTGCGTTGGACGATCAAACGGGGAGAACCGTTGAAGCTCCCTAGCCCAGTTAGCCCGCACACTCGCTGGACAAATTATCAAACAATTTTTCAAGCCAAGAATGTCGATAGCTCTGATAACAGCAGGTGTTTTCCCTACCCGCATCTCATTGGCTAGAAAGGCTGAATCTTTGGAAGCCAGCCATTTCGCATCCTCAATTTGAAAAGGGAACGGCTGAATAAGTTCGGGACGAAAATCTGTAGGAGTCATCTAGATTCACCCCAATACGTTTCCTCTGCAATTTGGCGCGCATTCTTGGCAGCTTCAAGGCCTTCTGGTGTAAAAGGAAAACTTCCTAAATAGATCTTCTTGCCGGCATAACTAATACCTGCCTTATATCTTAATCTCCCCGGGCTAGTAACTCCCTTTACCCCTGTCTTATTATCCACTCGAAGACGCTGATTCTGAGCCTGCCTACGCCTCCCAACCCACTCGCAATTCTCAGGCTCATAGTTTCCGTTGTTATCGGTCCTATCTAGGGTCAGGCCCTCAGGCCTATCCTTCATGGATAAGTAAAAATTCTCAAATTTCAGCCAAGCATCACAGACTTTTATTCCACGCCCACCGTAATCTTTCCAAAAGCGAAAATTAGGATTTGTGCATCGTTTTATCATGCCCGTCCAGCTACTGTACGCCCCGCTATAACCAGACCGTCTTGCTTGCCCATGACGAGTAACCATAGCCCTGAATCTCTCCTTTGAAAGGCATCCGCATGATGCTGTGTGACCGTCTAAGAGATGAGTGGTAGGAACAATTGTAGAGCCGCCACAATCGCAAGCGCACAGCCAAGTGGCTGACTTTTTAGAGTTGCTTCCAAAACGGCGAACCACAACAAGTCTTCCGAATCGTTGACCCGTTACGTCCTTCAATCTGTGCCCTGAACCGTGTTTCCCACAAGACTTCGTTCTTCCTCCGAGGAGGCTATAACCCACCACGATCTTCGTTTTCCCACAGTCACAGACACATAGCCAAGCGGCATCCCTTTTACGAGTGCCTTCGGCTCTAGCAACTACAAGAAGCTTTCCAAATCTCTGCCCCGAGAGATCTCTTGACTTGGTTCTCGCAGGAATGACATTCGTGCTATTATGTTGTTCTGGGGTTGACATTGCTGGTCCTCCTGAGACCTGAGATGTGCAGGAGCTTACGACTCCTACAACCCCATTCTACATCCAGCTATTCTTCGACGCAAAAAATCTCGAAATAAGCGCAGCCTCCGCTCTGTCTGCATACATTACCCTTTTAAAGTCCACGGCGTGCTCAGGCCATAGACGCGACGCGAGTTCTCTCGCTCGCGCCTTGGTGCCGGACTGGGCCTCAGCTCCTACACGACACAGCCCAAAAGAGCCTTTCCACGACTGCGGGGCCACCAGACAAAAAGGAATTCCCAAGCTTCCCAGCACTCCGTGAATGATTCCGACCGACAGCCCAAATGAAAAGGCATGGGCCTGATGAGGCCGGCTATTCACATTCTCAACGGCCGCCACCAACCTGCCGGAGGCTATTGACTTCGCCATATCAACGACCAAGGCCACGCCCGCCGGGTCCACTTTACCTTCCCTCGTCGGCATGTCCCAAATATCGCAGATTTTGTGCGTGCTGAGACTGAGCAGCGCTAGCGCGCCGTGGAGGCCTGGGTCAATGCCAAGTACATAATCGGGTGCTTTCATCGGCTGACGACCTTTTTGATGATGTTGAGGACATCAAAGTCCTTCTGCGCCTCCGCCGCCGCCCTCGCCGCCGCCGCCGTCCACTTCGCCGCCGCCGCCGCCGCCCTCGCCACCGCCCACTTCGCCGTCCGCTTCGCCTCCGCCGCCGCCCTCGCCGCCGCCGCCATCCACTTCGCCGCCGCCGCCTCCGCCGCCGTCCTCGCCGCCTCCGCCGCCGCCCACTCCGCCGCCTCCGCCCTCGCCGCCGCCGTCCACTTCGACGTCCACTTCGCCGCCGCCGCCGCCTCTGCCGCCGCCCTCGCCGCCGCCGCCGCCTCCGCCCTCGCCGCCGCCGCCCTCGCCGCCTCCGCCGCCGCCGCCGTCCACTTCGCCGCCGCCGCCGCCGTCCACTTCGCCGCCGCCGCCGCCTCCGCCGCCTCCGCCGCCGCCTCCGCCGCCGCCCACTCCGCCGTCCACTTCGCCGCCGCCGCCGTCCACTTCGCCGCCGCCGCCGCCGCCCACTCCGCCGCCCTTGCAGTCCTATCTTTACCCGAGAGCCAATTGTTAGCCCATGTCTCAAAACCAGGAGTGTGACACACAACAAGAGCGCAACGAATCGCGATCTCCACACGCTGAGTAGTAGATATTTCAGGCAGATCGACGACGCGAACGGTAGTCAAAGTTTTTACGCCCACTTTGGCGCCATCCGAGACCGGCTCGTCTCCTGACTCAGCTTCCCACAGACGCGGGGATTTAAAGCACCCGTGAACAGGATTAAAAAACACAGCCAGCAGTGGATCTGTATACGCGTGAATAACACCGCTGGAACACAGCCCACCAGTTCCGGTGGCTGTGTGGCTTACGTTTTCTCCCCACTGCGTGTGACCGTAAGTTTCGTCGTTCTCGTCCGTCAACTTGTAAAGTTTCATGATTTTCCTTTTCCTTTCAGTGGTTGACGACCTTTTTGATGATGCTGAGGACATCAAAGTCCTTCTGCGCCTCCGCCGCCTCCGCCGCCTCCGTCGTCCACTCCGCCGCCGCCGCCGCCGCCCTCGCCGCCTCCGCCGCCTTCGCCGCCTCCGTCGTCCACTCCGCCGCCGCCGCCTTCGCCGCCGCCCTCGCCGCCTCCGCCGCCCTCGCCGCCCTCGCCGCCATCGCCGCCCACGCCGCCACCGCCGTCCACTCCGCCGCCGCCGCCACCGCCATCGCCGCCACCGCCATCGCCGCCGCCGCCGCCTCCTCAGTCCTATCTTTACCCGAGAGCCAATTGTTAGCCCATGTCTCAAAATCAGGATTGTGGTACACAATGAGAGCGCAACGGATCGCAATCTCCACGCGCTGAGTAGTAGATATTTCTGGCAGATCGACGACACGAACGGTGGTCAAAGTTTTCACACCCACTTTGGTGCCATCCGAGACAAGCTCGTCTCCAGACTCAGCTTCCCACAGACGCGGTGACTTAAAGTCCCCATGGATGGGATTGAAAAACGCAGCCAGCAGTGGATCTGTATACGCGTGAATAACACCGCTGGAACACAGCCCACCAGTTCCGGTGGCTGTGTGGCTTACGTTCTCTCCCCACTTCGTGTGGCCATACGTTTCGTTGTGCTCATCTGTCAACTTGTAAAGTTTCATTTTTCCCTTTTCCTTTCAGTGGTTGACGACCTTTTTGATGATGTTGAGGACATCAAAGTCCTTCTGCGCCTCTGCCGCCGCCCTCGCCGCCGCCTCCGCCTCTGCCGCCGCCCTCGCCGCCTCTGCCGCCGCCCTCGCCGCCGCCGCCTCCGCCGCCCTCG